GTTAATGCTGGATTCAATGAAGATGAAACTCAACTTACTGTTGCTACCGGTACAGCATCTGCATGTGTAACTATTAAATGCAATGGCGAACTTAACATTGATTGGGAAAATACTGACGAAGGCCCAGTAAATACTGAACTTAGATATACTGTTAATGGAGTTGAAACTACTACTACTTCTGACCCACTTACTCTTTCTGGTTTAGTTTCTGGTGATGAGGTTTGTATTCTCAGTACTGCTGGTGCAGGTAGTGCTTTAAATACAGTTATTACTAATGTATGGTTCACACCTGATCCTCTTATTATTGATTACTTTACTAAGGACTGTGTAAAACAATCTGAAGTTTTACCTCCTACTGTTGCATGTGATGGTTTAGTTGGTCCTCTTGCTGAATCTAACTTTATCTTTGTAGAATCTTCTGTTGATGTTGATGGTAATCTTCTTCTTAATGCTATTTCTACTGCTGAAGCATGTGTTGAAATTACACAAGAAGGTACTATCTCTTATACTGTTCTTGATCCAGAAGGAACAGAAAATACTACAGTACTAACAACTCTTAATGGTGCATACATCACTGGTGATATTGATGTTGTTCCTGGTGATGAAGTTTGCTTTAGTCCTGTTGATGCAGGTCTTACTACAACAATTAGTGTTAGCTTCACTCAAGATGTAAGAAAATACATTATTAGTCATAAAGTTAACTCTAATGGTGTATGGCAATGGATTCAAGTTATCAGCTCATCTCAAATTGTTGCTAGTCCAGAATTAGCATCTAATTGTTGTACTGGATGTAATGTATATCTTGCTTATCTTATTGACTTTGAAGATAAAGATGCTGATAATTGTGTTGGTTACGCCAATGGTAGTACTGGATCTTTTAATGTTAGTAGAATTAATATTGCTTCACTTAACACTACAAATGGTAATGAAAATTGGATAGCTGGTGTTAATGGTACTAGACTTGTTATTGCTTATGCTAATCCTGATGGATATGAAACACAAACTGCCACATGTTTATCTCTTCTTGTCAATCATCATATTATTGTAGATTCTAGTGAAAATGTTTACATTGCTGGTATTTCTCGTTTACTTGGCGATAATAATGTTGAACTTGAATCTGTTACATGTAATAGTTCTAATCCTCTCACATATCTTAACCATGATGGTACAACTATTGGTCTTACTGGAAAACTTCCCCAAGATGATGAAAAGAATCAACTCTTCGTTGCCAAACTTCATTCATCTGGTGACTGGATGTGGGATTCTTATGTTGAACCAACTATTGACCAACCTTCATATCCAGAAAATATCGAGGAAGAAAATGACTGTTTTGATGATATTATTGATGTAAGTCTTGCTCTTACTAACTGTGACTGTGTTTATGTTGTTGCCAATGGTGCTAATAACTCTGGTCTTGATTTCTTCAATGCTGGTCTCAAGAACTGTGAATCTGTTGCTAGTATAACTGAAGAAGTACATAACCAAACTTGGTTTGCTGTATCTAAAATTGATAGTTATGGTGTATGGCAATGGTCTTCTGCTATTGATTCTGAATTCAATACTGACCCTGAATGTTTAACAGAACTTGAAAATACCAGTTTCCAAAGATCTATTATTAAACAACCAAGTGTAACTACTTCTCAATGTGGTGATGCTTATGTTGCTGGTACAAGAGGAAGTGTTACAATTTACATCGCTAATGAACAAACTCCTGATGGTGATACTATTGAAACTAGTGAACTCCGTAAACTTAAGATTAATGGAGAAACTAAAGTTGTTGGAGATATTGGATTCTATAGAGTTGGTTCTCTTGCTTTCCATCCAGTTACTGGTGAACTTTATGGTATTGCTCAAAGTCCAACCGGTGGTGATATCTTAAATGGTACATTCGATGATCACATTCTTATTAAGATTGATACTGCTACCGGACAAGGTACTGCTATAGGTGATGGTCTTGGTGGAGCTGCACTTAACCTTGCTCCTCTTAATGGAAGAAATGAAACTATTACCGATGGAACTTTCAGAGACACAGATTGTCAACTTTATGTGACAACACCTGCTGCTCTTTACCAAATTAACATTGAAAGTGGATCTGCAACCAAACTTTATGAACACGAAGGTGAAGATGACCAACTTTTAAGATCTGGTATCGCATACAATAAATGTAAACTTCATGCTCTTAGTGGTGCTGATACACCTATCCTTAAGGGTGGTATTATTAACCAAAATAGTTCTCCAAGAATATATCAACAAGAAGGATTTGATGTTCTTGATTATCTTTCTGAAAAAGAACTTGTTGTTGACTGTCCAAGTAACATTATTGGACACAGAGCTATGGACTATGATCCTATTACTAGCAAATTCTTAACTATTTCAGTTAGAGACAACAATGCTGATATTGGTGATTACCCATCTATTGATAACCCCGATGCTCCTCTTTATGATACTTTCTTCTTAACTATGTATGATCCTGTTGATGGAAGCCTTAAATGCTTATCTACAATTGCTGATAAGACTATTAATGATTTCACTGGTCCATTCGCTCCTGTTAACTGGACTTTCCAACCTGATAGTGGTCCTTCATTTAATGAAGCTGGTACAGAACTTACACTTACCAATGTTGATGGTTATACTGATCAAGCATGTGCAACTGTTGTTTGCTCTGGTAGTATGACATTTGATGTTTCTGATAATGATGGATATTCTGGTGAACTCGGACTTGCCAGAGTAACATATACAGATACTGATGGTGTTGCCCAAGATGTTTCTCTTGACGAAGGGTCAACTACCATTAATTTCGGTAAAGGTGAAATCTGTTTTATCCATGATAATGACACTGACGTTGTTATATCTAACTTTGTAGTTAATCTCAACCTTTGTGAAGTTGATGGTATTGCTATTAACTGTGGTACATCAGTTGTAAATGAATTTGTTGGTATGTTTGAACCTAACAATTGGTTATGTAATGTTAAAGTTTATGATGATATTTATGATAACAGTCCTAGTGTAAGTCAAGAAATTGATTGCACCGGTGATGTTGATCATTATGAATTTACAGATAATACTAATCTTAATATTAAGGGTGGGTCTTCTGTAACTGAACATAAATGTAAACAAGTTGATAAAGAAATTGTTGCTGAATTCAATTGTCCATGTGATCTTATTGTTACATTCTCATGGGATTATAGTACAAATGATTGTAATCCAACTTATGATCAATTCCTTGTTAAAACTTGGGAACAAGATGCCTTCGAAGAACCTGGTTTTTGTGATGATACTAATCCTGAAATCAATACTACTGAAACTGAAGAACTTATTACTAATAATAATGGTAATACTATGCAAAATGGATCATACTCTCTTAACTTTACAAAAGGTCCTTCAAGACTTACATTTATAATTAGATCTAAGGATAATCTCAGAGGTAATGCTAGTGTTAATATCTCCAACCTTACTTTCCAAACTTGTGTTGATCTTAGATCATATGATAGATGTGTTGGTTCATCCAGTCCTTCTGTTACACAAACTCTTAATGGATACAAGAAGGTATTTATTAATAAACTTACTAATGATCCTGCTTCTGCTAAGGTAATAGGTGTTGTTACTGATTCCGTCAGTCCAACAATTAGTTATGGTGGTATTATTGATACCCCACTTAACCTTGAAGTTGAAGGTGATCTTCAAATTGGTAGCAGTTATTATATTAACTGTGAAGATTGTACTGCTACATTATCAACTCAAGCATGTAGTGATGGTAATTGTGAAAGAAGATGTGTTGGTACAGCTGTTGACTGTGATACTATGGTCTGGATGGTTGAACCACCTCTTTGTAAAGATTGTAATAGTTCCAATAGTAACAACAATGTTTTAGTTACTTAAATTTTAGCTTATTAAATTAATATTTTATAAAAAACATTAATTTATCCATTATAACTAATACCAGTTAAACCATTTGATATTCTTAATATATTATATGATAATGCAAAAATATATAATCTATTATCTAAATTAATTAAATTTAAATTTGGATAACCTAATTTTTCAGTAGAATCATTAATCCATAAAGAAAATATTATTTTCTCTATTTTTGATAAATTAGCAGTCCCTGATGGTTGATGTTCTTCTGGAGTAATACTAAACGAATATAAATTTATACCATCTTTTGGTGTATTGCTATGATATAATCCTGGTTGAAGATAATTAAAAAATTTACCACTTCTCTTAGCAAATCTATCTTCATTATTAAATTCTAATTTAGCATATTCTATTGGATTTATACTACCATCTATTAATATTCCATAATTTGAAAACTGATTTAATAAAACATCATTAGATTTTATTCTTGTATCTGTCATTTCTTCTATTGGTATACTAATATCTCTAACTGTTATTTTTGATGATATATTTTGTAAAATTATCGTATCATCTTCTAATATTATAATTGTTCCAGATATTTTATCAAAAATATTATAATCATCAATTAATAATGATTCTGTATTTATCCATACAGTTTTATTTTTATTCATATTTGATACTATTATTTTATTATTCATTGTATTTGATTCTGTACGAGGATTAAATTGTTCCCAATTACCAGATCCATTTATTATTTCTTGTGTATTTAGTTGTATTCCATCTACTATTACTGTTATCCCATCTGATAATATTATACTGTCTTCAACTATTTGTTCTGAACATTTTTGTATTTCATTATTCCAGTTAGATTTATGAGTGTAACATAAATAATTTTTTCCTGTTGTATAATTACCATTTCTCATTGCCCATATTATTTCTTTTGTTGGATAATTAAAATGTAATTGATCTCTAATTTTATGAAAACTTACTGGTTCTTCACCTGTAAATTGTACTTGTTCTATTAAATATTCATGTCCTATTTGTGCAAATCTTTTTCTTTCTTCTTTATCCAAATAAACATAATCAACTAGTAATCCTACATCTAAAATATCTATATTTATATTTTTATCAAATTTTGTATCTGTTACAATTAATTTATTTAAATTATTTAATCTTAAATTAAATCTTATTTCATGATATTGTATTGCTATTATTGGTAATGCTAATCCAATATTTCGATTAAACCAAAATTTTAATGGTATAAATAAATTATATTGTGGTTTTACGCAATTATCTAATTTTGTCATTTCTTGTACATCTCCTAACATTCTAGAATAACCTTTATCATGGCCATTGCTTGCTAATTCTTGCCAAATATCTAACCATATCCCTAATTGTTTATCCACTATTACTCCACCCATTTCTATTTCTATTGAATCCATTATTGCATATCCTAATCTTTTTACCCATGCAAATCGCGACCCTTCATTTGGAGTTACACTTGGTATAGTTATTTTTAAACACATTTTTGTTACTAAATCACCATTTCGAGGCAAAGTTAATTCATTTCTTGTACCAAAATTAGGTTTATCTAAAAATGTATGCTCAAATACTTCTATCGAAAAATTAGTATGTCTTCTATAAACTACTTTGAAAAATGTTATTTGAGGATTATTCGTTAAATACATATCTTGTGCACCATAAGCAACAATTTGTAAAAGACCCCCTGTCATTATTATATAATATCATATTTATAAATATTTTAAAACACAATTATTTTTTTTATCCATATAATATATAATCATCCCTAAAATGGAATTATTTAAGATAATTGAAAATAATGATAGAATTATTGAAAATTTTAGAAGTGGGACTCGAAGCGGAACCAGATATATTAAATCGGGTAGTGGGTTTAAAAGAGCTGGTAGCTCTAGAAGTTATACAAAACCAATAAAATCTAGTGGTTCTTCTAGAAGACCTTCTAGTAGAAGACCATATAGAAGAAAACCTTCTAGTAGAAGACCATATAGAAGAAAACCATATAGTAGAAGACCATATAGTAGAAGACCATATAGAAGTCATTATAGTAATTATAGCAATTCTTATTATAGACATCCTTACTATAATCAATACTATTATGGTTATCCATATTACTATAATGATCCATATTATAATTCTACAGTTACTACACCGATAGTTGAAAAAGTAATTATTACTAATACAAAAGAAGAACCATCACCATCACCATCTCCAACATATATTCCTATTTCATCACCAAATATTAGCTCTGTACCAATTAATCAAATTATAAATCCTATAAATATAGGAATTTTAGCAAGTGGTATGTTTATTATATTTATTATTATCCTTTTATTATTAAAAAATTGAATTAGTAAACTATTACATACTCTTAATATAGTTATATTATTATATTCTTCTAATAAGAAACATGCCTCATGCTCAAGTAAATATATTTCTTAATAATAACAATAAATTATTGGAGTATTTTATTGATATTATAAATATTGATATTAATATTCAGAAGGTTAATATTATTAATTGGTTTATTACTAATTATTCTCATATAATTAGTAATAATACTAGCTCAGAACTTGAACAAATGAGAAAAAGTATAAATAAAAGTAATGATTTTTTACAAATTAAAATACCATTATATATATTTGATTTGTATACATCTATGATTACTACTAATAATTCCCCAATTGATATAAATTTACAGAGAATTATAGCAATGGAATGGTTTTATGATCAAATCAAAGAATTAGATCCTGAACATATGGATATAGTGAAAAAGCATCTTGGATATATGTATGGTATTAATAAATTTTTATCTATTATTTCATAAATTTATTACTAAATATTCATATATAATCATTAGCATTTATTAATAAAAAATTGAAATTATAAATATCTAAGGGGTTCTATTTAGTAACAAATGAATACTTTCCAATAAGTAAAATAAAATGACTGACTCCAATATTAAGATTAACGAGGCTAACCCGACTGCCAATACTGAGAATAAGAAAATTATCAGTCTAAATAAAACTATTTTTGCGAATAAAGATGTAATAACTAAGCAATTTAGTGATGCGACTATTCTTCAAATTGTTATTTCACTTTATCCTACAAACATGAGTGATTTTCAGGAGAAAATTTTCAAAACTAAAAAGCGATTCCTTTACTATGCTCTGAATACTTTGTGGACTCTAACTCAAACAGATAAGAAGTTCCATGATGAAATGTGGAATACTCCTCCAAAGAAAACCCGTAGCGGTGAAAATGGAAAAAAAGAAATTAAAGATCTCTCATTTACTATGAGAATTCGTACTATTCGATTTTCATTGAAGTTTCTTAAGAATAAGGTAAAATGGTTCGAGTTTAATACTGATATCAAGAACGATATTGATAATTACAAGAAGAATCTTACTAATAGTTTTATTAATATTATCAAGATTATTGATGATTTTTCTCCAGTTAGAACTCTAACTAAAAAGACCACTAACAATTCAAACATTAGTGAATTGATTAAAGCAACTCAACCAGCATTTATCCAAACTAATGATGAAGATAGATTGACTAATGACCAAGGTGTAACAATTGCAATCAAGATTACAGCAGATCAACTTCCTCAATTACTTGGGTTTCTACGAACTAATCATTAATTTATTTATTTTTTATAAACTTAATAAATTATACGCTTAAAATATGTTTTTTTATTATCAAGTTATATAATAATGCCAGGAGGTTTAATCCAGATAGTTACATATGGTAGCCAGGATCTATTTTTAACTGGTACACCTGAAATAACATTTTTTAAAGTAGTTTATAGAAGACATACTAATTTTTCCATGGAGTCAATAAGGGTAGATTTTAATGATCCTGTTGGTTTTGGAAGAACTAGTACTATAACAATTCCTAAAATTGGTGATCTTATGCATAAAACATATCTAGAAATTATATTACCACAAATTGATTTAAAAAGATCAGATGCAAGTAATAACAATTTTTTAGATTTTATCAAAGCAAGAAATGATTATGAAATAGTTCAGTCATTTATGGGGATAAATAGAAGAGCTTATTCTGGTTCTGCAGATATATATGTAGCTGAAAATATAACAGATACACTCCGTATGGAAACTTCTATAAATTCTGTTTTTAATGATGTTACAAACCAAGAACCAATTGATAATTTTAGGAATCTTCTTATAACAACTGAATTAAATATACCTTATAGATATGAAGAAATCAGTATGCAAAGTATAGCTAATAGTGTACCAAATGATGTAGAAAAAGATGTACTATTTGATGCTTTAAATATAGGATTAAGTAAATCAATTAAAACTCAAAAAATATTTTATGATGAATTTAATAAAAAAAGAGAGGAAAATCTTGATGAAAAAAATGAAAATATAAAATTTGCATGGGTAGACAAAGTAGGTCACGCGTTAATTGATTTAATAGAAGTAAATATAGGAGGACAAAAAATAGATAAACATTATGGTCATTGGATAAATATATGGTATGAATTAACAGCCAATAGGGATATGGAAAAAATTTATAATAAGATGGTAGGAAATGTAGATATATTAACAAAATTTGATAGAAATGTAAAACCAAAATATATATTAAGGATACCATTACAATTTTGGTTTTGTCGTAATAATGGTTTAGCATTACCTTTAGTATCAATGGAATATCATGATGTAACCCTAGATGTTAAGTTTAGAAATATAGAAGATGTATGTTATATAGAAAATGGAAAAACTATTTATATTTCTGATAAATTAACAAATATATTTCTTGATGAAGTACCAAACGAATTAGAATTAAATATAGAATCAGCTTTATTAATAGATTATATTTATTTAGATAAAAATGAAAGAAGACGATTTGCTCAGTCAAGTCATGAATATTTAATTGATCAATTACAGGATTTAGAAATAAAAAATATAAATCAAAGAATTTTACAATGTGAATTAAATAATTTTGTTCATCCTTCAAAAGAAATTATATGGACTGCTCAACAAGTAAAATATTTAAAAAATACTGATGGATATACTAAATTGAGATGGGATAATTATAGTTTAACTGATGAAAATAAAGGCAATCCTATACTTTATTCTACGATTGGATTTCATAGTTATGATAGAGTTAGTCGTCTTGAAGGTAATTACTTTAATTATGTACAACCATATGAAACACATTCAACAACACCATCTGATGGTATAAATATGTACTCTTTTTCTATATTCCCAGAAGAACATCAACCATCAGGGAGTGCTAATTTAGGTAGATTATCAAGAATAGTATTAACTTTAGAATTTGATCCATCTTTATTCCCAGAAGAAACTGCTGAAAATATTCTTAATGATGAAAATAAGATTGTTTTACGAATTTATACAAGAAGTTTAAATATATTAAGATTTATATCAGGCATGGGTGGTATTGTTTATGCCTTTGGATAATTTTATTGGTTTAAATAATATTTTAATAATATATATTTAAATATAATGGGTGGTGGTATTATACAATTAGTCACATATGGAACTCAGGATGAATTTATAATGGGTAACCCTGAAATAACTTTTTTTAAAACAGTATATAGGAGACATACAAACTTTTCGATAAGTGAATATGATTTAAATTTTTCATCAAAATTAGATTTTGGAAAAAAAGGTAGATGTAGAATAAGAAGGTTAGGTGATCTTTTACACAAATTATTTTTAGTAATAAATTTACCAGAAGTAGAAGCAAAATTTAGATTTTTAACAGTTAGTGAAGTTAAAGTATTATTAGAAAATAATGGAATAACATGGGATACAGATAAAGAAAATAATGAACTATTTAATGTAGATGATTATCAAGAAGTTTGTTTATTAATTAATCAAGAAATTAGAAGACTAGAAATAGAAATTCAAGTTATTTGTCAAACAATTCCATTATTTGTAAAAGGTGGTAAATTAAGTGCAGATAATTTTTTTTTACAAAACCCAGATAAAACAGAAGCTTCTGTAGAAGAATATTATTACTTTATAATAGATTGTCTTATTATTAATAGTATTTATAATATTGAATATCAATTTATTGTATCACAAAATCAAGATAGACAAGATCCTTCAAGAAATTTACCATTACCTTTAGAAAATGCTCCATTAATACAAGAAAGATTATTTACTGATTTCGTAAATTTTACTACAGGAGAAACTACTTTTCCTATATCAGATAATGATGAAAATTTATTTTTTCTTTATAACACGGATACAGCTAATTATAATATATCTGGAAGTATTAATCAATTAAATAGTAATACAGTATTTAGAGCAGGTATTAATAATGCTTATGGTGAATCTGAATATGCTTTTTTAGATGCATATAAAATATTTGACCAAATATTAAGTATTAGATCAGAAGAAATTAATAGTAATTTTGATGTATTAGTAATTAAAAATATCCTTTTGAATAATATTAGATATGGATTAATTAAAAATCCTAAACAACTGAAAGCAGTTTATAATTCATTAAATTATGATAGTAAATTTATATTTTATAAAGTTTTAACTAGACAATCTGAAGATATATATACATCTACAGATGATTTTATAAATTTATCATTAATTAGTTCTAATGAGCCTCAATTTCAAGATAATTATACAATAGATTTTATAATTCCCCCAGAACCAAATGAACCATCTGATATTATACACCCATATGGTTTATATGTAAATAGCTCTGTTACTGATATGCATAATAATAATAGAAGTGTTTATAGAACTAACACATTTATTGATTATTTTAATGATTATAATTTATGGACTAGATCTAATGTTGGAAATCCTGGTAATTCAGATATTGATGACTTCCAGAATTTATGCCAAGAGGAATTAAATGAATTATTTGGAGAAACTTTACCTGATACAATTCAAAATATGTATTTTTTAAATTATATACCACTTTTGACTGCAAATGATATCCCTATTGCTATAGATAGAATATTGAAACAAAAAATATTAGCAAATGACAATAATACTGATAATATTTCTAATTTTATTGATGATTTACTAAATGAACTAGAAGCAGGTAAAAATTTATTAATTACTAATTTAACACCTAGAATTTGTATTACTAATGATTTGGCTGAAAATATTAATGTTAGATATAATAATTTTGCAACTCTTGATAAATTATCAAATTTTAGAACAAGAGATGGTACAAATGGAGATATAATGTTAAATTCAATAATAAGAAAAAATGATGTTATCGAATACAATGGACAAAAAATGGTATTTATTCAATATGTAATAAATGTTTATCTAGATATTGTAAATAATTTTACTGCTGATGGATATAATGAAGAATTAAATGATATAATTAATATAATTAATATATTCGCTACTCCAACATCTGAAATAATTAGTTATACATCATACTTGAATAATAATTATAATTTGAACAATAATTATACCATAAATAATATTATTTCACCAATACTATCTGATTCAATATCATCTATATGGTATAATTTATCAATGGGGGTAGTAAATAATTATAATAATTTATATAATAATACTATTTTAGGAAGAGCTGAATTTTATAACAATGTTGGTTCAGAAATGCAATCATATTTAGATGAAATAACTAGGGATTATTTTAATTCGACTATTCCTATTAATCCACAAGATAATTTTAATCCATCTATTAATTACTGGTTTAATAGTCCAATAAATGAATTACCTATAAATAATAATATTAATGGGGATATTGGTATTTATTTAAATGATAAAATTAATACATTTTCATCTCAATTAAATAAGTATGATACAAATAGAAAATTATTAAATATGAAAAATCTTATTATTTCTCAGAGTATTTTCTATTTCGAAAAATTTAATATTATTTTAAAAGAAATAGTAGATAATAATATTGAAGTTAATATAGAGAATGTTATGGGTATTGTTAAGTTAGTTTATGACCATGAAAAACATAATACAATAGATGATCCAGTATTAGATATAAAAGATTCTTATATTAATCCGAATAATCCTAATTATAATCAATCAAAAGCAAGAAATAATGCAATGGATATTTTTGGAGAAATGATTAATATTTTTGAAAGTTTGATATCATTTGAATCAAATCCATTTGATGTAACTTTAGATAAAAATAAATATGAATTATGGAATAATATTTGGCTTCCTACAAAACAATTTAATGAACAAATTGAAAGGGATAAATATAACTTTTTATTCGGTAATATAAATTCTCAAGAATTATTTAAACAAACTAGTTTTATAGATGTGCGATATAATGGTTTTTTTAGCGAAAATGATATTTATAGATATATGCAGGATATAATTATCAATAATTCAATTTTTGAACCATTGGCTAATATTATTGGAAATACTGTATCAGAAACTGAAACAAATATTATAAATTATTTTGATAAACGAAAAATCGAACTTGAACAACAATTAATAAATTTAGAAGGTGATGATAATACAGTTGGATTGAAAGAAGAATTATCAAATGTTTTAAATGCTGGAGAATCTGCTAATTTTGCATGGATTAAAAAACTTGGATATTATATAATAAATAATATTACAATAAAAATAGGTGATCAAATTATAGATAAACAATTTGGGGAATGGTTAAATATATGGCAAGAATTATCATTAAATGAGTCAAAAATTAGAGGTAATAATATATTAATAGGTAATGTTCCTCAATTAACTACATATAATAATGATACTAAACCTAAATATGAATTAATTATACCTCTGCAGTTTTGGTTCTGTAAACATATTGGTTCATCATTACCATTGGTTGCATTACAACATACATTTGTTGATATAGATATTGAATTAAAAAGTTTTGAAGAATGTGCTTATTTTGATAATTTTATTGAATTTAATCAAGTACCTAAATTAAAATGTAATTTACTTGCTCAATATATTTATGTTGAAAGGGAAGAACGATTAAAATTAGCTAAATCAAAACTTGAATATATAGTTGATGTTATTCAATACAGTAATGATTATTATATAGATTATAATAGTTTAGACGAAGATGGAATTTTTGAAATAAAAATATATTTTGAAAATCCAGTTAAAGAATTATTATGGGTAATGCAAGATACAAGTTTAACTAATGGTACATTGCCAAATGGTGAAAAACAATGGCATAATTATTCTACAATATTAGAAAATGGTAATAAACCTATTAATCCAATTGATAGTGTTGAAATTAAATTTAGTAGTAGACAAAGAGAATTATTTAAAGAATCTATTTATTATAATTATATACAACCATATGAAAGACATACTATTTCTCCATCTCTTGGTATAAATGTTTATTCATTCTCAATAAGACCAGAACTAATACAACCTAGCGGATCTGCTAATTTTTCGAAAATTGATGATGCTACTATTGTAATTAAAATGAAAAAGGAAGTTATTAATCAAATGAAAGAATTGGGACTTAAATATAGATTTGGTGTATATGGTAATTCATATAATTGGTTAAGAATAATGTCCGGATTAGGAGGTTTGGCTTTTTTTATATAAACTTTATATTTTATATTTTATTAAGTTTATATAAAGCAATTAATATATTAATAATTAAATAATGACCGGTGGGTTAATACAATTAGTTACTCGAGGTAGCCAAGATCTTTTTATAACAAATGATCCACAAATAACATTTTTTAAAGTAGTATATAGAAGGCATACTAATTTTTCTATTGAACCAATACCACAATTTTTTACACATACACCAGATTTTGGTAGAAGAGTTACAGCTATTTTATCTAGAAGTGGTGATTTAATAAGAAAAATACATTTAGTAGCAGTGTTACCAAAAATACCACAATTTAGAAATGCTAATAATGAAATAGATGAAATTTCTAAATTTTCATGGGTAAGAAGAGTTGGATATGCTTTAATTAAAACTGTTGAAGTTGAAATTGGAGATTCTATAATAGATAGACAATATGGCGATTGGTTAAATATCTGGAATGAATTAACTGTACCAAATAATAAAGAAATTAGTAATATGTTAGGTGATGTTAGGGAATTAACTGAATATACGAATGGTAAATTACAATATAAACTATTTATCCCTTTACAATTTTGGTTTAATAGAATTGCTGGTTTAGCACTTCCTTCAGTTAGTTTACAATATGACCATATAAAAATAAATATTGAATTGAATAATTTCCAAAACTTATATAATGTTGCTCCAACACATTCAATAAATATTGATAATGACTTGGTAAATTTTGAACAATTTGAATTTATTGAACAAAATGTTGATGGAGTTATATCTCAAGCTAGATTTATCCATTTTGATGTAATAAGTAGAACAATGTATATATCAAGAGTTACTGATCAAACTATACAAAGTTTAACTGTAACTGATCCTACTATTATTCAAACTGAACAACAACAAGATGAAATACTTTTTGCAAAAGATGAAGATGATAATTTAATAAATGAAAAGTACTTAGTTAAGGGATTAACTTCACAATTTGAAATTATGCCTAGAATTAATTCAATTGAAAGAACATTTAGAAATAGAACAATTGATTTTAGCACATTGTTTTTAAAGGAAGCTTTTTTATTAGTTGAATATATTTTTTTAGATTCTGAAGAAAGAATTAGATTTGCACAAACAAAACACGAATATCTTATCGAACAAGTAATATTTGATGGAGAAAAAACTATTAATGGTATTAATCAATCATTCCAAATTGGATTTTCTCAAGTATGTAAAGAATTAATTTGGGTTACACAACTTTCTTTATCACAAAATACTAGAAATAATGACCATTTCAATTATACTGATACATTGATTAGAGATCATAATGATACTTTAATTGGTAATAATCTTATTACTAATGAAACTATGTTATTTAATGGTCAAGAAAGAATTAATACAAGAGATTATACATATTTTAATTGGATACAGCCTTATCAAAACCATAAAAATTCACCTAATGAAGGTATTAATATGTATTCATTTTGTTTACATCCTGGTAAGCATCAACCATCTGGTGTTGCTAATTTAAATAAAATAGATAACATTCTTTTAAAATTATCTGTTCAACCTCAAATTGATTTTAAAAATACTGCAAAATTAAGAATTTATGCTATTGTTTATAATGTTTTTAGAATTGTTAACGGTATTAGTGGTTTAGTATTTGCTGAAGATGTACAAATTTAAATTAATATTTTTAAAATAAAATATTAATTTTTAATAATTAATTTATTTAAATGTTGAATTCAACATTAATGTTTTTGAGAGTACCATCATTAGAATCTTGACCAGAAAGTGAATCAAGTTCTTGAAGAATCTTAAGAAGATAATCTTCTTGGCTTAAATAATTCTTTTGTTGATTAGCATAACGAGAAACAAATCTTTGGAGTTTATCTTCAGAAAGAGTTTCAGTAGTACGATCTTTGAATACTCTAAGAAGATTGTTATATTCTTCAATATAAGCAACACTTCTAGCAACAGAATTTTCTAAAGTTTCAAGAGCATTAAATTGTTTTTCAAGTCTTGCTTTATCTTGAGCATTAAGTGATTTTCCTTTAGCACGAAGATCTTGAAGGGCGAAATTAAAGATTTCTTTAATATATTTGCTTCCAACAGCTTTAGATGCTTTTGAGCTAGGGAATCTTTGAAGAACCATACCACCAGATTGAGCTGTAACCATTGAAACATTAGGAGTTACACTTGATCCAAATGGAGTAGTTAAACCACCTCCAAACATAGGTCTAAATGGAGAGTTTCCAAAAGGTCCACTAGTAGTACCTACACCACGAAGAGAAGAGTTAAGAGTACTTCTGAACATTCTAAGTTCATGTGCTCTAGCAACAGGACCTTCAGGATCAGCACTTAGCTTAAGACCAATACTATCTAAATATTTATTTCCTTGGACATTACCTTCAGATTCTTGGGTTTTTCCACCATAACCAGTATTAAGAATACCTGGGTTTGAATTAACAAGTTCAACAATTAATTTAAGATAATTTAAGAGTTTTTGGTTGTTACTTCTAATAGTATTACGTTTATTATCATCAAGACCGGATAACCAATCATCAACAGATTGAGCTTTTTCAAGACTTGATCCTGAAAGTGGATCATAAATTGATCTAGTTTTAAAACCAAATTTTTGAAGAGTACGGAGAGCGACAAGGGGGTGCATTTTGCTAACTTGATCTTTTGAAACTCTATTAAAGTCAACATTTCTAGCTGATTGAAGACATTTATCAAGAGCATCAGAATCATCGTTAAGAAGACATTGATATACGTGTTCATCACATCCTTCCTTATTTACTAAAGTAGTATAACATGATTGATGTGTAAGTGTGCCATCATTCACCTTGCGTCCATCTGTAGTTTCAAAACCAGTTGATGTTCTAATGTATTTGTTTTGGTCCATGTCGGCACACCAAGGTTCATCGTCATTAGAAGTAACACCACTTAATGCACTAGATTCGGCATCAGTAGATTTAGAAGATTTAATACGATAAAGACGTTCTCTAACAATTTCATCAATTTGAGCAGGTTTAGCATATTGAACAGCTTCACGTAAACTATTAGATCCAGGTACTTTTGATCTTACTATTTTTTGAAATTCTGGATCACTCATAGCTAACTGTTGAAATTGTGGAGATGCACTTGCTGGACTTCCTGTGGTATTACGATTACTCATTCTAGTATATATATATCTTTATAGAAAAAAATACTATATAATTTTCTAAAATAATTAAAATTATACATTATTCCTTTAATAAAACAAAATTTAACTATATATTTTTTTATGTTTTGAAAATTTTTATAGTAATATTTTTTTAAAAAATATATAGTTACTATATATAAACTATATGGACTTTCTTAAAAATATTAACATGACATACGTTATCGTAGGTATTCTTATTGTTATACTTGTGTCTTTTTTCTGTGGTAATCTATTAATGGGTGAAGATTCCCAATCATCATCTGCTGAAAGTTTTAATTCTATTGAAACACTTGATAGTTCAGATGATACAATTAAATCAAATGGCGATAAAGGCGAAATTAAATTGTTTTATGCTTCTTGGTGTGGATGGTCACAAAAAATCCTACCTGAATGGGAAAAATTCGAACAGGATGCAAAAGTACAATTACCAGGACTTCGTGTAACTAGAGTAATTTGTGAAGGTGATAATGAAGCACAATGTATGCAACAAGAAGTTGAAGGTTATCCAACTGTAATCTTCTATCCAAAAGACGGAGCTAAAATAATATTTGAAGATGATCGTAGTGCGGAAAAACTGTTACAATTTGCTAAACAAAATACTAATTAAACTTTATAAAATATTAAACAATAATTTATAAATCCTTACTCTCTCTTAGAATTATAATATTTCTTAAATAAAAGTGATCCATTTTTTTCTAATTTATTTTTCATTTCTAAGTTATCTAAAATTTTATTTGGTACATCACCAAATCCATAAATTGCACCATACCAACCAGCAGCAATACAACCAGTAGTATCAGTATCACCAATATGAAGCATCGAATAAAACACCAGTTTTTCCCAACTTTTACCAGCATCAATAAGACAATCATATGCAATTATAACTGAATCATCACCACTTGAACCTATAAAATTACTAAGATTACCTCTTTCATCAACATGTGAATAATTATCTAAATAATATTTACTTCTCCAAAATAAATTTTTTGATACTCTTCTTCTTATTATTTCTCCTTTATCGTCAAATTTATCTTCTATATATCTATACCATTTTTCTATAAATTGATGTTTATCAATTTCATACTGAGTAAATTCTCTTCCAGATTCTTTTATTATATTATCTATAACTCCTTTATCAAACATATCTTTTAATATTAAACCCCATTTATTAATATGTATACCTTCTATTGCAAAAGCTGTAAATAGGGCTGAAACCATACCTCCTAGATACCCAATAGCAGAATTATGAGTAAGTCTACTTGCTTCTAAACTAAATGTTAATAATAAATTCCTATATTCTTTTCCATAATATGCTAATCCAATACAACAATTTCTCATTGATGCTCCTGATCCACCTGACCAATAATTATAAGGTAGTTCATTCCATTTCAATCCTGATTTTAACTTTTTTATACTATCTAATATAGTTAATCCTGGATATCTAACCTCGTCCCCTTCTTTTTTAAATTGATCATAAGCTTTAATAAAATTTTTTCTTAATATATTCATAAACCCATCTAATGTTTTAAAATCAGAAAGTAAAGATTTTGCAACCATATTATGGAGAATTGTATCATCTGATACTCTCCAACCTTTTTCTGGTACATAATTTATTCCTCCAATTTCTATAAACTCAAAAACTTTTTCTTTTATTTTAACGTCTGGGGAAGAAGCTCGCATAAATTCCCATTCACTATTTTTAAAACCTATTGTATCACCTAATCCATGAAGAATTATACATGCTTTATAACGGTCTTCCATTATATTATACTATTAAAATAGTTAATTATTTTTATAACTGAGTTTAAATAATATTTAAAAATATAATGAATAATCATATAAATAATATGTCTACTGTAAATTTGTATGATGTTTTAAATCTAGAACACGATTGTACTAAAAAAGATATAAAAAAAGCTTATAGAGTATTAGTAAAGGAATACCACCCTGATAAGTTTGGAGGAGATGCGGAAATGTTTGAATTAATAACACATGCGTATAACGTATTAAGAAGTTCAGATACAAGAAATGAATATGATAAACTTTATAAATTATCTCAAGATATTGAAAATGGTCATAATGATTTGAAATATCAATCGAGTCAATATTACGAGAATCTTAAAAGTGATATTACAGCTAAACCAAAAGATGAAAAAAAACAGAGTTTCAAAAAAGCCATGATGGATATGGATAGAAAACATAAATTTAATAGAAATGATTTAGATGATAAAATATCATCAAAAGATACTTTAAGAAGATTAAGAGATCTAGAACAAACAAGAGAACATGAAGATATTGAAAATACACATGAACAAATATTTGAAAATGGTAGATTCAGCTTAGATAAATTTAATGCTGCGTTTGATGCAATGCATAAAGGTCCTATGGAATTGGTACAACATAGTGGTAATCCAGATCCTTTTAATGTTGTTTCTAGTTTAGATGGAAATTATAGTTCAATCTCAAATTATGAAGATATTTATGCAGAAAATGATGATGTTATTGGTGCAGATTATAGTTCAGTTAATATTAATGATAATAAAAAAAGAAAAAGAATATCTAAAGAGGATGTTAATAAATTAAATGGTACTGATTATACCTTAGGACATAATGAGATTGATGATGACTTTAATAAAATGTTAGAAAATAAAATGATGGAAAGAAATAATGAATCTAATAGTCTTAAAGATATTAAACATGGTGATTTTATTGACGACCCTACTTGTGGTGGTTATGGTATATTCCATGATTTGGGTGTAGATCCATCAAAAAATATAACTTGGGAAAATACAGAAGATATTAAAAATAGATATAATCGTTTATTAGAGATGAGAAAGACAGACATTTGAGAAAGACAGACATTTGAGAAAGACAGACATTTAATTAGTGAATATTAGTATAATTTATTAATATTCATTTTTGATAATATGAATTAAGAGCTTCAATACCGCTTTCATAAATAGTTATTTTTCTTTTGATATCTAACTCAAAATCAATTATATTAATTGATTCCAATTTTACTGTAATTGTATATTTTTCATAACCTTTTCTTGAGTTAAAATTAACACCACTCATTAAACATTCAATTATTAAAAATATATATGTTTCAAAATGATCTATTGTTTCTGTTATATCTTTTGTATCTTCTAAAAAAACTCCTAATACTTTATCTAATCTATTATCAAATAATCGTATTGGATATCCATCAATACAACTACCATCAACATATAATTTACCTTTGTATTCTATTGGAGTAAAATAAATTGGTATACATGTTGACATTCTTATTGCTAAATATAAAGGTATATCTGGGTGTGTTTCATAAGATAAATAACATATTTTCCTATCATTTAAACATACTGTTGTTATTATTAATTTTTTTTTCGTTATATTATATAATTCTTTTAGTGTTATATTATATTTTAATCCTTTTGCTTCTATTAATCTTTTTATTACATATTCTAACTTTTTACCAGTATCAAGTCCAAATTTTTGTAAAATATTCCAAGCATTAATTGATTTTATACTACTAAGATCAAATTTTTTTATAAATTCCCATAATTCACTTGGTTTATACCCTATTGTAAGTAACCCTAGAATTAATGCACCTACTGATGAACCAGCAAAAGTATTAAAATTTTCTAAATATCCCAAATCTTCTAACCCTTGTAATATTCCAAGTAATGCAATACCTTTTATCCCACCACCACTAAAGACTAAAATATCTTTAAATTTATTAACTATTGAATCAGGTATATATAATGGTATATTATAATCTGGTGATATGTAAACAATTGATTTATTTTCTTCCTTTATAATATCATCTTTTTCCTCTATAATATCATCTTCCTTTATAATATTATCATTTTTTGTTTCTGAATTCTCAGATTCACTATTCATTTATATAACAAAATCTATTTTTTATCTTTTATAAACGAAAATTATTATTATTAATATCTAAATTATTATATTAGGGAAAATGGATCATATTAATATTGGTAATCTTTTTTCAAATGGATCAAGAGTTGATAATTATATTCCTCTTGATGTTAATTCTTTATATAATACACAAAAAAATTTAGAAGAACAAAAATTAGACTTTAATATTAATAAACTTATTAATGTTAGAGAAGAAAGAAGACAAGAAGTTATAAACAAATATAGAAAAGTTTTTAGAATTTGTCTAAAGAAAATAAATGAAGCAAATAGACTAAATACTACAGATATGATTTTTGAAATACCTCAAGCAATATTTGGTTGTTCAGAATATAGTCAATTTGAATGTATTAATTATATTGAAAAAAAATTAAGAAATTTATATCTTGATACATTACCACTATCTAAAAAATCACTGTTTATTTCTTGGAAAAATATTCAATCAAATATCAATAATTCCAATAAAAATCAAAATAAAAATAAAAAATAATATTAAATTGTTCTTCTTCCTATCCTTACAAATAAATCTAATATAAAAATTATTATTATACCAACAACTATAATAATTAAAATTTCTTTAATATCGTATCCTAATATTTCATTTGGTATATATTTATTGATCCCCGTTTGAGTTTTCTGTTCTTTTTTATAAAATTTTATATCTTCAATATTGTCTTTATTATTATCTTTTGTATAATAATTACGCATTTCTTTATTAACTTGTGATCTACAATATTTACAACTCTTAATATGATCATATACTTCACTATTTTGTGAACTAGCCATTGAAAAAATATCATTTTCTTCATCAATTAGACCCTGAATAAATTTTTTTATATAATATTTATGACTGTGTTTTATTTTAGGTTCATTTATATCTTTTATTTCTTTTAATGATGGATCTAATGAAGGATAACTTTCTTGATTTCCATTACTTATTATATCTGAATATTCACTATCTAATAAAGACATATTGTCGTCAAATAAAGAATCATTCTCAAATTGATTTCTTTGTAAATCTGATATTTTTGTTCCGTTCATAGTTTGACCCATATTTTGACCCATATTTTGACCCATATTTTGACCCATATTTTGACCCATATGACCTTCCCAATTACCATATTTTCCTCGTTCAATATCACCTTGAGCATTTATATATTTTGGAGTAAATAATGGATAATTTATTCCATAATTTTGACCTGGGTATTTATTTACTCCATAATCATTATCAATTATTTGTTCTTGGTTTTCTTCCATTTTATTATAATTATCATGTGGTGGAATTAATCCATTTTCTGTTTGATAGTCTTTTATTGAATTATTTAAACCTTTTTTATATTTATTATAGTTACCCTCATAAGCTTCTATACGCTTACTTAGATTACCATCAAATGCTTCTGTAACACCACAGTACATCATTGTTACAAATTATTATACCTATAGAAAAATATTCAATACAAAATACTTTATTTAAATATAAAACTATAGTATTTTAATCATCATAATCTGAATATGAACATCCTTTTTTAGTACAATATTCACAATTATTATTTTTAAATATCGCTGGTTTTGTTGCTGTTACAATAGAATTTATTGATGAACCAGTTATTTCTTCTATTTGTTCTTTATTAATTGAATCATATCTAATATTATTCCCATTGTCTAAACTAATAGTATTTATTCCTAAATTATCTAATTTACCACCTTTTAAATCACCTAATGTTAATTTATTATAACATAAAGGAGGATTTAATATTGTATCATTCGGTAAATTTTTTGTTATTTCCCAATATAATGGACGTTTTATCTTTTTTATCTTACCATCCTTACAATTTTTGTTAATTTGTGGACAATTTAAAGGATTGCATTTTGGATCTTGACATTTACCTGGTTTACAACCATATCCATAACAATCACCCGCTACACATCCCTCTCCATAACAATCACCTGCTTCACAAAACTCTCCTTCACAATAACCAGCAGTACATTTAAATCCTTCACAAGATCCAGTTTTACATCCTCTACCTATACACGCCCTTGATATACATTCTTTCCCTTTACATCCTTTTACATTTGTATTTGGAAAAATATTATAAAAAAATAATAACCATGAACAAATAAGTAACATACTAAGAATAACAATTATTAATATATTATTACTAAATATGTATATAAATTTCATTTTAATATAGTACTTTAAAAAAAGTATAGTTAAATATATTTCTACCAATATTTTTTAAAAAAATTTATGATTATATATATATATAAATGAATACTGTTCAAAATATTTTAGATAACGAATATGTAGCCTTCGGTATTGCTTTTTTAGTAGCAATTTATGGAGCTGGACTTACTCGTATGGAATTACCTGGTTATTTGAGAAATCTTTTTACCAACAATATCTTTAGAGTTATTTTCCTTTCTCTACTTATGATACATAATTTTGATAGAACACCACACATTGCTGTTGCTATTGCTCTTATATTTGTACTTACACTTAACCAGCTTAGTAATCAAGAAGCTAAAGAAAATTTTGTTCATCTTGAAGCATTCAGATCTAGTATAAGAAATAAACAATAAATATAATATATTGCGTTAGTTTTTTTATTTATCTTTATAAATAAAAAAAATCATACATGCTTAAATAATTATTAATTTAATTATATATTGCGTAATTATTTATAAAATAGTTTTCTTATTAAAAATATAATACTAATGAATAGTAGTGAAAATAATTCACTTATAAAGAATGTAGTATCTGATGCTCAACCAAATCTTATTCATAATAACCTTACATTTGAAAAAATACGCAATAAATCAAAAGATAATTTTAGCGATAGTGAAAGAAGTAATGAATCAGTTGATCATATTGTTAAAAAATTTGGTGAGTTAGAATCAGCTGAAACTGATATGTTGTTTAATTTATTAGCTAATGAAGATAAACTTGTTAGTGATTCTGATAGAGTCCCTTACGAAAAACCTGATTCTGATAAAAAAGATGATCACTATAAAGACGATTCCAGATATAATTCAGAAACTTTAGATGATTATATTACCAAAAAAGATAAAGGACATGCTGAATATACACAAGATCATACAGATTATTATACAGCAAAGGATGGCCCAAAACCTAGTCAATACGGCCCAAAACCTAGTCAATACGGCCCTTCTTTTGGTGATGGTCCTTCTGTTCCACAAAGCCAAAACTCGTATAATGATGATAATGAATTTAAAAGCAAAGAAGAAGAAATGTTGGCTAAACTTGATATGCTTAGAAAACTAGGTGAACTTGTCCAATGTGGTGTTAAATTATCACAAAATTACAATATGCATTCTGATTATAAAGCTATGAAATATGAATATGAATTGCATAGGGGTATTAGAGATAAACAAAATACTGTTAGTTATTTAGGTAAACTATTAGCCGGTGGTTGTTATCTTATTGAAAAAGGTAATGATAAATTTAATCCTTTTGATTTTAATTTAACTGGTTGGTCTGATATTATGAATGATGATATTGAAGCTGGTAATTATTATGATGTTATTGGTAAACTTTATGAAAAATATTTTCAAACTAAAGGTTCTATGTCACCTGAATTACAACTTATTGGTATGATCGGTATTAGTGCGTTACAATTTCATTTAGCACATGCTATGGTTAATAATATTCCATCACTTAATGAATCACTTACTAAAAATCCAGATTTAGCTGAAAAATTAAGACAACAAGCAGTCGCTGATAAAATTAAACAAAATAGACAATCCGGTAGAGAAAATGTTAATCAAAAAGTAAATATTGAACATGATACTGCTAGAAAACAAGCTTCTGATATTAATATGTTAAGACAAAAAGAATTCGAAAATCAAATGATACAACAACGATTCGCTCAACAAAATGCTAATCAACAAGAAGTTCAAATGATGCAACCACCTGATTTTCTTGAAAAACAAAGACAACTTCAAGAACTACAAAATCAATTAAATATGCAAAGATCTGATACTAGATCTATGTACACTAATCCACATAATACACAATCTCAAAATGGTTCTAACCAAAGAACTATGCGAACACCCCAAATACCACAATCAGTATTAAGTAAAATGAGTAATAGAAATCAACTTAATCAACAACAAGAATTATCTAGACAACAACAAATATTACAACATAAAAAAATGTTACAAAAACAAAATTATGATAATAACTCTGACGATACACCCTCATATGATGGTAGTTCAATTGCCAATTATAATCAAAATTTAGATAATATCCTTGAAACTAAATTTAATAGAAATAATAATAATAAAATTAGCCCAGTCTCGACATTAAATGCAGACGAAGTTAGTCAATCAGATAATAGTCAAGTTATCTTTAGAAGAAATAAAAGAGGACGTAAAAGAAATAATATTAAAGTTGATGCATAAAATAAATATTAAATAATTATTATTTATTTTTAAAGATCTGAAAATGATGATATTGTATATAGTTCGTGTTCAAATATATTATCTGAACTAAAATTTCCTCCTTCTTGTTCAAAATCTCCTGCTAATTCTCTTTCTTCATCTTGATTATCTTCATCCACAGGACAATTAAATTCTGGAATGTTTTCTTGTTCTAATTTTAATTGTTCTAATTTTTGCTCTAATGCTATATTCTTCGCTTTTTCTCTATCTTCTAAATTATCTAATTGCTCTATTTTTTTCTGAGCTTCTCTTTCTTCTTGTATTTCTCTTTGCCTATTTCTTTCTTCTTTTTCTAATTCTGCTCTTAATTTTGATGATTCCATTTCTTGTTCTCTTTCAGCTTGTTCTTGTTCCATTCTCATTTTTTCTTCTTCTAGTTGTTGTTCTCTTTCATCTCTTTCTCTCTCAGCCTCTATTTTCGCCTCTTCTCTTGCTCTTTCTGCTTCTTCCATGTTTTCTTCTCTTCTTAATCTCTCCTCTTCTAATCTTCTTGCTTTTTCCATTCTTTCTCTTTCTGCTCTTAATTTAACATCTTCTAATTTTCTTTGTTGCATTTCTCTTGCTTGTTTTCTCTGTGCTTTTTGTTTACATAATGCTATTTCTTGAGCTCTTCTTCTTTTTGTCATTTCTAATTCTTTTTGAATCCTTTCTAATTCTAATTCCTTTTGATTATTTACTCTTTGTATTTCTCTTAATTCCTCTACATTTTCTCTTACAACTTCTCGTGTTCTATCAGATCTATTATCACCATATCCTTCTTCGGGTATTAAACGCCTTCTTAATGCTTCCCTCCCTATATCAGCTTCTTCTGATGTATAAACCGCTGATGCTGCTCTTCCTATTCCTTTACCAGCCCTTGAAAATCTTGTCCTACCTTTGCTATCACGTTTCATCCCAAATTTTCTCATACGTTCAACTTTACTTCCTTTTGGTGATCTACTTCTAGATGATCTACTTCCACTTCTACTTCTAGGTGATTTACTTCTGCTTCTACTTCTGCTTCTACTTCTGCTTCTAGGTGATTTACTTCTACTTCTACTTCTACTTTTAGGTGATCTATTTCTGCTTCTAGGTGATTTACTTCTACTTCTAGGTGATCTATTTCTGCTTCTAGGTGATCTATTTCTGCTTCTAGGTGATTTACTTCTGCTTCTACTTCTAGGTGATTTACTTCTACTCCTACTTCTAGGTGATCTATTCCTACTCCTACTTCTAGGTGATCTATTCCTACTTCTAGGTGATCTATTCTTACTTCTAGGTGATCTATTCCTACTTCTTGGTGATTTACTTGATGACAATCCCCTTCTTCCTTTACTTCTTCTTAGTGATCTATTTCTTCTAGATTTACTTCTTGGTGATTTACTTCTTGGTGATTTACTTCTTCTAGATTTACTTCTTGGTGATTTACTTCTTGGTGATCTTTTTTTGGATCTACCCTTTCTTGACGATCTACCCTTTCTTGACGATCTTCTTTTCCTTCTTCTTTTACCTCCATATAGTTTATAATCTTCATAACAATCATAAATATCTTTATATATTTCTAAAGATTCATTATCATAAATATCAACTAATCTTTTTAATGAATTATCATACCCACCTATTAAATTTAGAACACTATGTTTATTTTTAATTATATCAGTAATTTCATTTTTTACATATTCGCAACCTTTATTATTACTTAAATTAATGATATTACGAAAATCTTCCTTATCGATATAATTCATGTTATTATATATATATATATTATTTAATATTATAATTTAAAATGTTAGATCATATAAAGATTTATTGATATTCATTATAAAAGATGAATATCGATAAAGATAATACAAATGAAAATATAGTTCAAGAACCACCAAAAAGAAAAAGGGGAAGACCTAGAAAAAATCAAATTATTACAAAACCTGAAAAAAAACCAAGAGGAAAAAAACTAATTGAAAAGAAAAAATTTTTTAAAACAATTGATGATAATGAAGAGGAGATTATTTTACATATACCTGGTTTAAGTTTAACAGATTTTAAAAATATAAAAACAAATGATATTACAGCACCATTATCAGCACTATCACCAGCACCAGAAACAACAGTTACCGAAAAATCATCAAGTTCTTCAAAAGATACAAATATTTTCACAATTGCAGATATATCAGGAAATTATAGTTCATCAGAAGATGATGATAATGAATTTGGTATTATGACAAATAATGATGAAATTATTAAAACATTAAGACAAAAAGATTATATAATAAACAAATTGGAAGAAGAAATCCAAAAATATAAAGATATACTTAATGAAAATTTAATATCTGGAATTGATCATGCTAAAGTTACAAAAATGGACATTGATTTAATTAGTGTTAAGGATGGAAAATCACTTGTTGTAGATAAAACTGATATTGCATGTTGGTGGTGTACTTGTAATTTTAATACACCACCATGTTTCATACCTGAAAAAGTCGTTGAAAATACTTATCATGTTTTTGGATGTTTTTGTTCATTTAATTGTGCAGCTGCATATAATGTATCTATTGATGATTATAAAGTATGGGATAGATATAGTTTAATTAAAAAACTTTATAATAATATTTACAATAATAATAACGAAATATTAGTAGCTCCACCTAGAGAAAGTTTAAATAAATTTGGAGGACCTCTTACAATTGAACAATTTAGAAGAAATAATCAAATTGTAAAGAAAAAATATAGAATGATTATGCCACCAATGGTATCTATAGTACCTTATATTGAAGAAAGTTATGTTGACAATAGTAAATTTAAAAAATTAAAAATTATGAATAGTGAAGATGATTTTGTTTTAAAAAGATCTAAACCATTACCAAATACTAAAAATACTCTTCAACATTTCTTTGAAAAAATTTAAATAATTAATTATAATTTTTTATATTTAATTATCTATTTATCTATTTAATAAATAATATCCTTGTAAAAATGCATCACATAAATCATCCTTCTTCTTATAATTATTTAATTTATTTACATTTTCTTCATCATCTTTTAATAAAAATTTTGTATAATCAATTGCTAATGTTTTAGTAATTATATAGTTTTTTTGATGTTTTTCTATTGCTTTTAAAAATATCTCAATATCACTCTTTTTTGTTTTAGTTTCTTTTTGTAGATTCAATAATTTTATATTTAATATTTTTAGTTTTAATAATTTTAACCAATCATAAGATTTTAAACTTTTTAAAACTTCTTTTTTATTAATTAAATATTCTATTATAAAATATACTAATTTCTCCTTACTTATTTGACTCAAATCTATCGAAAATATTTTATCATTAATTAAAGAATCTACTATTATTTCTACTGTTTTAAATACTTTCCCATCTTTATTTATTAATCCTAATAATTTATTAACTTTGTCACTATCTACTTTAATTTTATTTGATGGTGAAATAAATTTAATTAATTTAATATCACTCTTTGTTTTATCTTTATCTATTATACCTCTCGCAACAAAATAACCAAATAATAAAGATGATACAGTCTTCATAGTAGGATTCTTTAAACTTGGTTGATTCTCTATATAAACATCCGTAACAGTCGTTAATTCTTCAATTTTATCTAATTTTTTATACATATTCTCTCCTAATATTTGAATATCTAGTGCATTACATTTGATTTTCTTTATTTTTTTTAATGAGTTATTCTTTTTCATTTGATTTATTAATAAATTTTTATGAATAGTACAATAATAAGATTGATCTGTATTATTATGACAATTTATCTTTTTCCCACATTTTGATTGTTTCTTTGGTAAAATGTAAGAACATCCATCATTAAATCCTTTTGCAGGTATAAACATAGTGTCTTCCCATCCATCTTCTAAAGGTTTATAATTTTTCTTATGTGTTCCACAGTAATTTATATTATTTCCATTTATATTACCACTAAATGTAGCATTTTTACCACATATTTTCCCATTATTTAAATGTTCCTTACATACTGATTTCATATCTTCTATTAAATTTACTATATCCCATCTTATTATACTGCATTTATTATCTTTTTGTTCTATTACACAATAAGCTAGATTTTTTATACCAACATCCCAAGAACATATCCTTTTTATCATACTATACTATAGTATCATAACTTTTTTTCTAATTTTAAACTTGACTATCAGATACTTAACTATCAGATACTAGTTTATAACTTTTACTCGAAGAGTTACTACTAGTACTATTAGATTTTTCTGATTTTTTATTTGATATTGATTCTGTAATAGAACTTTTTGATGAAGAATCATCTCCTTGTTCTGATTTAGTTGTTGATACATCACTTAAACTATTATTCATATTTGATACTGATGTTGTTATATCTTTCGATGATTCAGATTGTGAAGTTGTATTAACTAATTTGTATTTATTTGATGATTCGGATTTATTTGATGATTCTGGTTTATTTGATGATTCGGATTTATTTGATGCTTCGGATTTATTTGATGATTCAGATTTATTTGATGATTCTGGTTTATTTGATGATTCGGATTTATTTGATGATTCTGATTTATTTAATAATTCAGATTGTGAAGTTGTACTAACTAATTTATATTTTTTTTTCCTATCTTCGCTATTACTAAATGAAGTATAACTAAAAGAACTAATATTTGATGTATGTGAATAATTCATTGGTAAATCAACTGATGATTCCGTAATTGAAATTGGGAATTTAGATTTGTTAGAGCTATTAGAATCTGATGAAATATTAACAACTGGTTTACCGCCAATTTGTGTTACTTTATTTAATTTTGGAAAAAAATCAGAATCTATTATATTACTATGAATATCCATTAAATGTTTATTCATTTTATTATAATCTGATAATTCTGATTGTTTGTATTTACCTAATTCTTCAAAACCATTTACTTTATTAGTTAAATTTATACCTCCGTTACCACCATTACCACCACCAGATCCTGAAAATAATGACTCACTTACATTTACTCCAAAATTATTACTTAAATTTGTTTGATTATTAGTACTATAGCTATTAAATTTAACTGTTTCTGTACTAGTATTACTATCTTCAGCTTCATAAAATATATTAGTATCTATATCAGTATTATCCATTGTATATATTATATTCATGAAAATAATATTTATAATTTACACATACTAATTTATCTTATTTTCCTATTTCTTATTTTCTATAAATTTATTTATACGCATTGATTTTATATATAAAATATAAAAATACTTAAAAAAATGATAAATGACTTAAAAGATTGAATATTATTTATAAAATAATAATAATCTATATATAGTATTATAAAAAAATATGTCAGTAAGTCCAAAAGTAGTTCCAAAAGTTTTAGAAGAAAAGTTTAAACCGTTTAGTAATCTTGACGATCTCCCAGGTGATCTAAGAATATCAACAATTACAGTCACATGTAAACTTGATACTATTTTCCATGTAGATAATATTGGAAAATATATTGATCTTAACCCAACTAGTGTTATTAGTATTAAGCATGGCAGAGATGTCAGTTGTAATAGATCACTTGAAGTTATAAAAAGAAGACGTACAAAAAAAGAAAAAAAGCCAAAGAAAGTATTTTATAATCAAGCTACAGTTGAGATATACTCTAAGTATAAAAAGAAAACAAATGTAAAATTGTTTAATAATGGTTCAATACAAATGACAGGTTGTAATAGTAGATCAAATTGTATTGATGTTTTAACAAAATTATGCAATGAGCTAAAAAGAGTTAAAACTATCGTTGATCCAAAATCAATGAAAGGATTAATACCAAAACCATTTGTAGCTGATATTAGTAAAGTTGACATATCGAAAATACGAGATTTGAGTATCCGTATGATTAATAGTAATTTTAATGTTGGATTTAAAATTGATAGAGAAAAATTATATAAACTATTATTAAAACAAAAAATTGATTGTTCTTATGAACCTTGTGTACACGCATGTGTTAATATTAAATATAACTACATGGATATTGCAAGAATTTCTATTTTTGTCTTCGAAAGTGGAGCTATTATTATAACTGGAGCTAAAATGAGAGATCACATCGTCCAGGCTTATAAATTTATTACTAAAAAACTTTTTGAACACTACAATAATATTATTAAAGAAGAAATTGATGGGTTACTTTCTTCTGATATTAAAGAATATATGATACAGGAAAATGAAAATAAAAAAAATATTAAACCTGTTGAAATTGACCCTAATGAATTATTCGTTAAAGAATTCCTCGCTAGTGAATTAAATGCTTGATTTATTTATTGAATTAATTAATATATTATTTATATTTTAATTAATTTACAAATTCCCATTTATATCCATTAAATGATTCCCTTTTATTGTTACAACAGTTTGATATTCCATTTATAAAATACGGAATAAAATTATCAATTGATCGTGCTGCATTTCTAATTGATTTAAATGTATTTATTATTTCACCTGTTTGTAAATCTATTTGATTAACAGATTTCCCTACAGAATGAGTACTATTTTCCTTGTATGTAAACCATTCTAGATTTTTATAATAATTATTTTGTTTATTTTCATCAATGTGATTAACAATACATTTTGTTTTCGTCATACCTTTTATAAAAAGTCGTGCTACCAATTGATGTACTGAATATCTATAACCCTTTGGTTTATTTTTTTCATAAAGCACTACAAAATGGTATCCTCCTAGATTTTCTGTTAGTGTCAATCTTTTATTTCTTTCCAAACTTCTTTTTTATTAATTTTCATATAAAGAATTATATTAATGATTCTTTAAATTTTGTTATTTTAAATCAATTTTTATATTGTCTTTTTAGAAGCTCCAAGAAGTTTGAAAACTTCCAAGTTATTCAGAATTTAAAATTCCAAACTAAAGCATATACTTATATTAGTATTCGACTGATTTGTGCTGCGTATTGTTGATGTAAACGTTTTCTTTAAGGTTATCCACTACACATGTATCAAACCTAGCACTCTGTTGTGGAAGTACATTAGCAACTCTTGTATGCATGGTAGGGACACATTGTAATGGTCTTTGTCCAGACATATTGCCATATAGATCTCTTTTAATTTGAATTGGTTCACACATTTGCACCATTGTATAATCATAACTAGGTCCTTTATCATAATTACTGGTTGTTGGAGCACCACCATCTCTATTTATTACTGCTTGTTCTTTACTTATACTAATTAATGAATTATTAGCATCACCTCTTCCTCTTGTTCTTCCTCCTTCGTGTAATATTGTAGGACCTTGGTAAGTATTTACTTGAGTCAATTGTCTTAAAGTAGTTGGTGCAACAGTTCCAGATTGTTCGGCTTGATAACCACCTTTTTGTCCTTCGTGATGAGCTAAAGGATTATGATGTGTCTTATTTTGAGTTAACTGTCTTAAAGTAGTTGGTGCAAATGTTCCTGATTGTTCTGCTTGATAACCACCCTTTTGTCCTTCATGTTGAGCTAAAGGTCCTTGATAAGATTTATTTTGAGTTAATTGTCTCATTGTTGTTGGTGCTGTTGTACCAGCTTGTTGAGCATGATAACCACCTTTTTGCCCCTCGTGTTGAGCTAAAGGTCCTTGATAAGATTTATTTTGAGTTAATTGTCTCATTGTTGTTGGTGCTGTTGTACCAGCTTGTTCTGCTTGATAACCACCTTTTTGACCTTCGTGTTGTGCTAAAGGATTATAATGGGTTTTATCTTGTGTTAATTGTCTTAAAGTAGTAGGTGCAATTGTTCCTGCTTGTGCTGCTTGATAACCACCACGTTGACCTTCATGTTGTGTAATTGGTTGATATTGTGCAGTCTTTTGTGTTAATTGTCTTAATGTTGTAGGTGCAATTATTCCAGCTTGTTCTGCTTGATAACCACCACGTTGTCCTTGATGATGAGTTACTGGTTGATATTGTGCTGTCTTTTGTGTTAATTGTCTTAATGTTGTTGGTGCAATTACACCAGCTTGTTGAGCTTGATAGCCACCTTTTTGTCCTTCATGATAAGCAGCTGGTTGATATTGTGCTGTCTTTTGTGTTAATTGTCTTAATGTTGTTGGTGCAATTGTACCAGCTTGTTGAGCTTGATAACCACCTTTTTGTCCTTGATGATGAGTAGCTGGATTATTCCAAGTTCTATTTTGAGTTAAATTTCTTAATGTTGGATCTGGAATATTAGTTGTCATATCAAATGCTGGTCCTTTTTGACCTTGGTGATAAGTTGCTGGATTATTCCATGTCCTATTTTGTGTTAAATTTCTTAATGTTGGATCAGGTATATTACTTGTCATATCAAATGCATGTCCTTTTTGATATTCTGGACCAGCTGGATTATTCCAGGTTCTATTTTGTGTTAAATCTCTCATTGTTGGATCTGGTATATTACTTGTCATGTCAAATGCTTGACCCTTTTGATATTCTGGACCAGCTGGATTATTCCATGTTCTATTTTGTGTTAAATCTCTCATTGTTGGATCTGGTATATTACTTGTCATGTCAAATGCTTGACTCTTTTGGTATTCAGGACCTGCTGGATTTAAATAATTTCTCCCTTCTGTTAATTGTCTATTTGTTGGATGTAAATAATATGAATTACCAGTATTACTTTTATTTTTGTCCCTATCAACACCTGTAATATTTCTTGGTGTATCGTTTTTAAAATTCTCTTTATGACTAATCTTAAATTGACCTAACATACTATCTGGTTTATGGAAAGTAGTACCTGTATTAGCTGCAGAATACCAGGCTCTTGATGTCATTTGTCTATTGGTATCTGGTGCATCATAATTTCCATAAATTGTTGGAGCTCTGTAATAACCTAAGGATTTCACAAAATCTCTTGGATCATTCTCCTTGAATGTTACTGGACTTCTCTTTGCAACATTTGGTATAATTGGTCTTCTATCACTCTTCTTACCCGGAATAACTGGTTTACCATAAGATATTTTAGGATCATTCGCTGTACGAAGTTCATCAACAGTTTTTGGCAATGCTCTAAAAGTATCATGATAACCTTGTTTAGATATTTGATTATAACCAAGATTAAGACCAGGTGTTGTTCTAACTGGTTGCATTAATTTTTCATTCCTTCTTTCCCTTCCAGGAATATATCTTGTCTCAAAATAATTAGTGAAATTTGGCATACCATACATATGAGTTAAACCTACCTGAGGATTAAATAATGGTCTTCTTTCTGTCTTTGGTCTATAACCTACATCTTTTATCGTACCACTAAATGTCTCGAATTTTCTTTGTTTTACCTCATCTAGTTTTTGTTGATTTAATGAATCTGGACCATAACCTTTACCTGCACCTTTACTAAAAAATGGTACCATGTTATTATGAACAAAATTATTATTATCTACTACTCCATAAGTCATATCTGCATTCTCAAAATTAGAATAACCACCATCTAATGCTAATTTTCTTTCTGTTTCTAATCTATTCATACCTGAATATCTACCTGTTTTATTTGGTATATTATTACTTGATACTGGATTTGATGGATTGTCAAATTCTAACTCTTCAAATTGACTAAAAAATCCAGGTTCGTCATTGCCTCCTTGTGGTACTTTTATTTTATCTTCAAATTTCTTATTATTTTGCATTAAACTTCCTCTTTTAAAAAATGCCATATGGTCTTCTAAACTTTTATTTGATTTTTGAGATCTTCTTGATGCTAGTGATTCATCGTCAGAAAATACAGAATCCATATCTGTAAACCCTTCGACCCCTTCGACCCGTTCTACCCTTTCTTTTTCTCTATTTCTACCTCTTGCTACTGCATCAGCCTTATCTCGTTTGACTGCTTTTAGTTGATTATAATAATTTGGAACAATCCCTGTTTCCATTGGATGTTGACTTTGTCTATATTTCTTATTCGCAATACTTTGTAATTGTCTTTTATTTTGTAAAGTATTTCTAGAGTTATAAATATTATTTCCATTTATTATATTTCTTCTTACATCGTGACTGTGTGATTTCCTATTAATATTCTGATTATTAGCTATATGATTTCCTACAAGACCTAATCCTGCTATTGCATCCATGATTAATATATATATAAACTAATATTTTATTCTTATTTAATAAACAAAATAATTTATTTTATAACTTTATTTCCTTGGTCTTTTATTGTCCCTTTCGTTATATTCATTATCTGAATCCTCTGATTCGTCTCGTTCCCGCTTTAAATTTTTATTATCATGCTCGGATTTCTCATCTTCACTATCAAAATCTGATGAAAATTCAATTGTACTCTCACTATCACTCTCATTATTATTTACAATTGGTAAAACATATCTAGTTTGATATTCCATTATATCATTTATCATTTTTAAACCATCGAATAGTCCACTTATAAAACCTCTAAATTTATCCTCATTCATATCATGATTCTTTAATGTTTCAAAATATGGATAAAGTATTTCAGATATATCATTTCCTACTTTATCTACAAATAAAGCATATACATCCCTACCAGATTTTATTGCATTTTTTTCTTCATTTGTAAAAGTATCATTTATGTATTCTATAATTAATTTATTTAAGATACTTGGTTCAATACTTACAAATGTTGGTACTACAGCAGTTTCAGAAAAATACTTTTTATGTAAATATACTGATACGCGATTTACCCATTCTCTAATATTGTTATTAGCATGTTGTCCATTAAATATACCATTTAATAGTCTATTGTCTACAAATGTATTATACTCATCTAATTTATAATGAATAGATTGTTTTATAAATTTTGTAAAATTTTCCTTCATATCTGTTTCCTTTCCCAATTCAACAAATTTTATAAACTCCTTATTATTACTCAATTGGAAAAATAAATCCATTGATTGGGTTAGAGTAGATGCAAGTGATAATACTGAACTCATGATGAAATTATATATCCATTTAAATAAGATATATTTATTATATTGTTATATTATCAATTTTTTAAAAAAATTGATTATTAGTTAATCTAAAAATATTGGAGTAATTATGAAGAATTAATAATGTCTATTTTTTACATTAGTGATATAATTTATGAAATTTCACGATTTATTTCAGATGATGACTTTTTTAAAATAACATCTATTTCGAAATGTTTTAATAACTGTATAAATAAAAAACAACTTAATAATTACTACAATATTGAAAAAGCAATAATGAGACCAGACCTATACATTACAAAAATTCATATAAATCTTAAATCTTTAACGTTTGATAGTAATATATTTTATGAAAAAACATTAGATTATTTACCAGATCTATTAGAAGTAATTATATTTAATAATATGGATACTCAAATTATTAAAAATACTAATAAATTACCACATGCTTTAAAATATATTGAATCTTGGAGTAATAGATATTCAAAAAATGATCTAAAGCAGTTATATCCAAATCTAAAACTTTAATTAATTTATTAATCAATTGAAATTTTTTTATTTATGACATTTATTCAGCGTCACCATGTTGACAATTGCCGTTAGTAGGACAATTTCCATAACAGTGATAACGACATGGTTTATTTTGCCCTTTAAGTTCTGCTGGAAGAGCTGGATCATATTTAACTAAACGAGGAACACGTTCACGATAGTTGTCTTTAGCTTCAAGTTTAGAGTTCACTGCAAAATTGTTAAAAATATTAGCTTGAGGATTCTTAGGAAGATCGTAAAATCTATTAATTGACATACCTCTGTAATTAGCTGGAGGGTTAGTTAAATGAGTTGCAAGAGGATCTAAGAAATCATTACAAACTCTTGCATGTTGAAGTTGGAATTTTGTTACATCAATGTCATTAACTTGTGCATCTTTACATTTTGAAGCAAGAACATTTCTATTAGATAAAATAGATTCTACATCTGCTAAAGCTTGAGATGGAGCAGTTACATTTCCTACAGTTGTACTTACACCATATGAATTTGGTCCACCACTTGATCTTGGACCGAAAAGTGAGTTACACGAATTACAGTTATTTATTTGCATAGGGTTTAATTTGTATAATAGTGGACTTACTGATTCCGATAGATAGTCATCATACGCACATTTATCATAAATCATGCGTCCTGAGTGCCCATATGCTATTCCTTGATTTAACATTATTAATATAACTATAACTTAGATATTTTTATAACTTTTTTTATTGTAAATTAATACTTTTTAATAAATTAATGTATTTTTAAGCCCAACTCCACTTGTACCCAAAAGCCATATCATATCTAGCTTTACCATTACAACAATTATTTATTGCACCGTTTCTTGAATTTCCAATAAAATTATAAGCATCTGTCACAGAATCAAATGTTTTTATAACTTTATCAGTTTTTACATCTAATTGATTAACTTTTTTCCCAGTAGAATATACAGTATTTAATCGTCTGGTTGTCCATTCTAAATTTAATGCTATATTATTTATTTTATTTTCATCTAAATGATTAACAATATTTTTTGTTTAGTTCTACCATTTACAAATAAACAAGCTACAATCCGATGAACCCTTAAACGACATCCTTTTTTACTTTTTTTATCACATAACATTACTGTAATTCAATTTTATAATTAATTTATTCATAAAAATATTAAATAAATAAATTAATTAATCATCTCCCATAGCATATTTGCGTGTTAATTCCCTAGCTATACTATTAAACTCTTCCCTATCATTTTTATATACTCCTGCTGATTCACCATCAAGTGGATCGTCCGGGTTTGGATCAGTTAATAGAGAAGAAATAGAGAGAAGAACCTTACTAATTGTTAGTGCTGGACTCCATTGATTCTTAAGTATATCTAAACAAATTTCACCACTCTCACTAATATTTGGATGATATACTCTTGTTTGAAATTTAAATTCTGGTGCTCTAAATGGATATTGAGATGAACATTTAATTGATAGTTTAAATATACCTCCTTCATAAGGAGAATCAGGTGGACCCATCAATGTTGCTTCCCAATTATAAAGATCATCATTTTTTATTCCTGCACTAAAATTCTCAGGAGGATTTTTAGTTATAGATGCCAATTCTCTCTTTAGTCTTGTATTACTACTCATAATATATAAGTATTATATTATATGTTATCCTATTATATTTCTTATTGTGTTAATTTCAACTTTTTATTACAGGGTTCTTAAAAATCGTTCTTCTGTAGTATAAACTAGCTACAGTAATTAGACATACATCTCATGGAACTAGAGTTATATTATTAATAAGTATACTCTAATTTGGTATTTATTTCTAATTTTGAAAATACTAGTTTTATTTGTAATTGATTAGCTCCTTTTTTTCCACCATCTCCACCTTTTCTTTGCATAGTTAAAGGTCCTAATTCTATTACAGTTGATGACTTTCGTATTTTAAAATTATTTTTTAATAAACTATCAATCACATCAGATATTTTATAAATTGTTAATTTATCCCTTCTATTGTTTTTATGTTTTACACCACAAATATAATTTGGTTTAAACTTTTTATTATAACCTAAAAATGCAAATTCTAATATTTCTTTTTTATTTTTATTTAATATATCTGTAAGATTACTTAGTTCTTCTTTTGTATAATTATCTGAATTTAATTTAATAATTTGTTTCTCCCTATCACATAACTTTCCACAAGGTTTTAATGGTAATTCACATAAATTTTTTAATTTCTTTTCTATATCCTTTAATGCTGGTATTCTTAATACTAAATCATGAACCCAGTGTCGATCTAATTGACCAAATTGTTTATCTTTGTATTTTTTTATTTGAAAGTTTATTTTATTATTAGATATATCTGTTTTTGTTGTTCCATCTATTTTATTAAATTTTTCTAAATATTTCTCATTTGTAAATTCTTTAACCATTTCTATTAATTTTTTATTATTATTTAATTCTTTACATATAAATACTTCCTCGTTATATCCATTAATTGCAGTATTACGACCAATTGTCGATTTTAAGTTCTTTATAATATTCGTTAATTTTATTAATTCTTTCTTTTGACTTTCAATTATATTTTTTAAGTCTTTGTTGTCTTTTTTTAAATTCTCATTTTCTTTGTTTTGATTTTCAATTATACTTAAATCATTATTATTATCTAAAGATAATGAGTTAAAATCTAGTTCTAATGTTTCAATTTCTAAATCCATTTTATATTATATTCATATTTACATTAATTTGTATATATGAATTAATTCAATTTTTATTTAAACTAAAACAACTTAAAATAAAAACAAGTTTACTATTAATATACTTAATAATGAATGTATTAATACTTGGATCAGGTGGAAGAGAACATACAATTGGATTAAAACTTATTAAATCTAATTGTATTCTTTACACTAATGGTAATAATTACGGTTTAAATAAAATAGCAAAAAAAATTACAAATAAATATGTTTCTAATGAGGAATTAGTTAAAATTAGTAAAGAAATTGGTATTAATATGGTTGTTATTGGTCCAGAAACTTACTTGGCAGATGGTATTGTTGATAAATTTGAAGATGTTGGTATACCATGTATTGGTCCTAATAAAAACTGTTCTTTAATTGAAACTAGTAAAACATTTACTAGAAGACTTTTAAATGATAATAATTTAGCTAAATATAATCCAAAATATAAAATTTTTTATCCTGGTGATAAAGGATATAAAGAATTTATAGAAGAATTAAATTATGAATATGTAATTAAACCAGATGGATTACATGGTGGTAAATATGGTGAATGTGATCAATATTGTAATGGTGTTAAACTATCAGGTGAAGATATTAGAGATGTATTTGAAGCATCAAAATATTGTGAAGATATTTATAAAAATTATGAATCATTTATTATTGAAGAAAAACTAAAAGGTGAAGAATTCTCATTAATGAGTTTTACAGATGGTATAACTTTAAAACATATGATCCCTGTTAAAGATTATAAAAGACTTGGTGAAGGAGATACTGGTCCAAATACTAGTAGTATGGGTAGTATAACTATGAAAGGTGGATTATGGTTTTTAAATAATGATGATATTAATACTTGTCAATATATTAATGAAACAGTTGTTCATTTATTAAGTGAACGATATGGTAAATATAAAGGGATTATATATGGTAGTTTTATAAAAACTCAAAATGGAGATATTAAAGTAATTGAATTTAATGCTAGATTTGGAGATCCTGAATGTATTAATATTTTATATCTTATGAAAAATGATTTATTTGAAATATTTAAAAGTATAATTGGGGGATATTTAGATAATATTAATTTAGAATTTAAAAAAAAAAGTTCAGTATTTAAATATATAGTTCCTTCAGGTTATCCAGATAATCCAATAAAAGGATATCCTATATTTATTGAAAATAATGATATTGAATATATTTTTGGTAATGTTATTTATGATAAAAATAAAAAATCTTTAATTGAAACCGGATCACGAACATTAGGTATTATTAGTTCTGGATGGTCTATGGTTGAATGTTCTTTTAAAGTTAATAATATTTTAAAATATGTAAAAGGACCTCTTTATTTTAGAGAAGATATTGGTGTATATATAAATTGATTATTATATTATTTGTAACACTACTGTCAATTATCCCTGTTAGTTGCCCATTGTTCCCACAACTGAGTTCCATTTTTATAGTATATTTATATATAGAATTTAAATTTATTTTAGTATACTAATATATAATATGTCTACTTTCTCTCAAAAATTAGCTATCAGTATGGGTTCTGCTGCTTTATTTACCCTTATTAATCTTCCTCAAACATATAAATTAACAAATAGTATTCTCCCACTTGATTTATATAATAGTAATACTAACTGTCCAACTGGTACTGGACTATTAGTTCATGCTATTGTTTTCTTCGCTCTATCATTTTTAAGTATGGGTAATCCCTCTCAAGATACTGGATTTAAATTAAGAAATGCTATCTATGGCACACTTATCTTCTTCCTTATCTCTTCTCCTGCCATATTCTCACTTGTTGGATCAGTTTTAGGTAACTGGGTCGCTGATACTAATGGATGTCCTACAACTATGGGTGTATGTCTTCACGCTGTTGTTTATTGTGTTGCACTTGTTGGTGTTATGTATTTACCTGATGGTAAAAATTAAATATTTAATCATATAATTGTTTAAAACTATATGATTAAAAATATATACTAGAATGTTTTTTCATAATTTATTCGATTCCGGAACAAAAGTTAGGATCAGGTAGTCTGTATCCGGGGTCAGTTTGACGTGGAATGTTATTGTAAATTATGGGACATACTTCTGGGGCAAGAACTACAGGAACAGACTTGTCAAAAGTACTAAGGCAAAGACCAGACTTTTTACAGTTTGGACTGTATTTAAATTGATCACAGTGTGATAATGGGCGAGTTAGATTCTTAAGTTCAGATTCCTCATCTACCAATTGGTATCTTGTGTAAAATTTATCATGTACGCATTTATTGCAGTTTTCTTGAGCACCAAAGTATAAGTTGTATGAAAGCGGTTGAGTACTTTCGAAGGTTCGGGATTGATACGAGCAATTATCATAGATAAGCTTATTACTTGAACCTAAATTCATAATTTATATATTATAACTAGATATATTTATTTTATTTAACTATAAAAAAATTAAACTATATTTAAATAAACAAAAATAGTTAATAAAATTATATTCCTTATAATTCTATAAAATGTTTAATCAATATATGACCATTTAAATCCAAAAGCTAATTTTTGTTTTCCTTTACAAGCATAGCTTATTTGAGATGCAGTATTATTAATATTATTATATTCTTTACGCAAATATTCATATGCTTCTTTTATAGTTCTAAACGTATTTATAATTTCATTAGTTTGTATATCTATTTGATGTACTCTTTTTCCAATACTATGAATACTGTTTTCGCTTTTTGTCACCCATTCTAGATTTTTATAGTAATTATTATTTCTTGTTTCATCAATATGATTAACATATTTTCTTTTATTTGTCCTTCCTTTAACAAACACATGTGCTACTAAACGATGAACATAAATATCAAACCGCTTTTTATTTTTATCTTTTAGTGTTATTTTATTGTATCCATCCCCTATTTTCATTTTCATAATTCTATTAATATGAAAACTTTTAACATTTCCATAATTTGAAACTTCATAATTAGATAAATCTGATCCTTCAAAAATTCCAATATTAACGAATTTTTCATTCTTTTCAAATTTAATATTTTCTATAATATTTTGATCATTTTTATATTTCCAAACATATCCATATGCTGAGTATCCTTTTCCATTTAAACATCTATACAAAATACCAGTACCAAATTTATTATAAACACTAATTATTTCTGGTACACTCATCCATTCCTTTATAAATTTATTAGCACGATCGTACTGTAATATTGGGTTCTTATGTGGTTTTCTATGATTATCACAATAACTTTTGGTATTTTCACTATAAGTAACCCATCGCAAATTTGATACAATATTATTTAACTTATTATTGTCAATATGATCCACTATAGTAGCTTCTTCTAATCTATCATTTTTTATAAAATTTTTAGCTACCAATCGATGTACTCTTTTCATAACACCTTTTAATTTATCATCTAATAAACGTATATTATAGTACCCATTTGATTCTCTTTGTTTTAATTCCTTACCTGTTTTTTTATTACGCACTTTACCAAAGTTAGATATTTCATATCTTTCAAGTCCATTAATAATTTTCCATTCTTCCTTTTTAGGTTTTTGTTTTATTTCTAATTCAAATTTTGTATCTACATAATCTTCGTCAATATACTCTTTAATATTTTTTCATTTAGAAATATAAGAATATCTACTCCATCTTAAGTTAGTAAAATGAAGATTGGATTTATCACCATCAATATGTTCTACTAATTTTTTATTTTCTGGATTTGGTATAAAATAATTTGCTACCATTCTATTAACTGCAATTCTTTTTTGATATTTATCTCCATCATTTTTTAATAGAGCATGATACCGACCACAATTATAATTTAATTTAAGAATTTCCTTTGATTCTTTTGTTCTAACCCTACCTCAGAAAATCTTAGATTTTCAAGGTTGTAAAAATTAAAATTTTTACTGACCAAAATTGGAAACTTCATAATTTTTATAATCATTTATCGTAATCCATTCTTCCATTTACTTTATATATTTTATTGTTTTTATATTAGTTTATTAAAACTTATTAATTTCAATATTTTACATTACAAAAGGATTAATTCCATTTGTAGTGTTTATATATTTAATAATATTATTAGTAATGATCCTAAGGACCATTACTGATAACAAGGGTCATTTTAAAATAAGCCATAATTTTTAAAAATTGCTGTTAAACCCTTTAGTCTATTTAATTGAAGGCAAAATAGACAAACTACCTGAAACTACCAGTTTCTTTAATTTCCAGAGCAATTGCTGTTTATAATCTTTATACAAAGATCCTTATCCTTAGCCTTAAGGATTACAAAAGTCAAATTTATAATTCTAAAATTAGAATATTAATTTTTTCAAATCAACTCTATAATTTCATGATTAGCCAATGCAGATATTTGCTGTAAGACTTTTTAAAAACATAGGTCATTAAAGTTTTTTTTATTTAAAAATTTGAAAATTGCTGTTAGACCTATTCACCACCCCTATACACATTCACACACTGCTTTACAGAGGTCGGTTATATACATATTTGCGTAAAAATTGCTGCATAACCTCTTATTTAACACTCACGACTCACTATTTTTTCAAGAATCTTTCCATTTAATGTTGATAGAACAAGAATGTTCATGCAGTATAATCTTTGTACAAAGATCAGGTTGGAAATATCATTTATTTCCATTACATATAGTTGTAATTGGTTAATCTTTAAGTAGTTTTAAATAATATAATTATCTATTCTAATTGAACTAAATCAAGATATGGAGCGAGTGCTTTCATCATCATAAACTCGGGTGTAAATTCAGTTCCATCCATGAATAGTTTTAAAAGATCAGATGAAAAACCAGATACCATAGCAACACCAGAAGTATCTTTGGTACAAGGGATTGCAGGAGTTGCAGCCCTTAAATTCCAATAAACAATTTGTGGCATAGTATATCCAGCTTCATTATACATTTGTTGAATAGTATCATGGGTTGTATTCCAATCAGATTTTTCTTCAGAAGACATTGTCTTCAAAGTTGTTACACCGACACCAGAATCAAATTGCATATCAGTAAAGATAAACAATGTTTCAATCATCCTTTCTGGGGCAAGATGGTTTGATTTAGCTTGTTCAAGAATCAATGTAAATACAGCCAATAAGTTTGTATTATAACCCCAACTCATATTTTCAAGGTTCTTAACTTTTTCTTGTAAATTGTTACCATTTACAGTATGCCATTCAGGTTGTTCAGAAAATGTTATACACTTATTGGTAAAAGGTGGAGTAGTTAATTGAGACACTACTAATCCCAATGCAATAGATACTTGCATAGGTAAACCATTCATTGATCCAGAAACATCAACAACTGCTAAAGCTTTTGATAAACTTCCAGCTTGTTGTAGTTTATTGATCAATGTATCCCATTGAGATTCAATAACTTGATCAAACATACCATTATTTAAATAATGAGTAACAAGTTCATGTGGTTGAGTACCTTTAACATTAATTTTTTCAGTACCTTTGGATAGACCATTAAGATATTCTTGATATCTTTCACTAGCTCTAACACCAAAAGCTTTACGCAATTGTCTATGTGCTTTAGAAGGTACTTTTCCAAATTCTATTTCAGACCATCTTCCTTCAGACATTAGACGTTCGACAACTTTTAATTGTTCGCGTAAACCAGAAAGAAGTTTTCTATAATCTCTTTGTTGTGTTAAAGAATTTGGGAATAAAAATTTAGATAAATTTTTGGCTTGGAATCCAGAATCACGCTTGTCAAAATGTGAATTATTACTAGGTGCCCATTTACCAGCTAATGTTAAGAATGGTTTGTTAGAGTCAGTAAATAATTTAACTTGTTCATTTCTTAAAAGTTCACCAAAAACAACAAGTTCAATTGGGAATTGATCATGTAAAAAAGGTAACTTTCTCTTATAAACTAATTCAACTATGTTAGATAAATCCTTATAATATCCAAGTTCAACAATTGTAAGTAGATTAGCAAGATACACTTTAGGATTCTTTTGACGAAGTTGTAAAAGAGCTAAATATGTTAATTGCTTCTCACCTTTACCATCACGAGCATCACGAAGATGCATAAGTAATGCAATTGCTAGTTTTACATCCTTGGTATATGCACTATTAAACAAAGATACAAGAGAATTTTCATCCATATTACGAACAGTATGGATAAAAAAATCTAAACATTCATTACCTGAAGAAGAATGTGCGGGTGCTCCATTTTCTGTGAAAGTATCAGGATAAACAGTATTTAACTCTTGAGAATTAAAAATATTGTTTAGATTAGTTTTTGTAAATGTTGTTGAAGACATAAGTTGAATATAATTAATAAAATGTATGTCTTTATATGTTTTTATTACTATTCTTTTATATTATTCTTAAGAAGAACATCAGTACTAATTTGTTTATTTAGTTTTTTACGACCATAAATATCTAAATTAATCAATTCATTAGTATTTCGTAGTTTATCATAAACATCAGTAGTATCTAAATCATATGCATCTTCAAATAAAAATAAATTTTATTTTTTAGCTCGAATCAATAAATAAATTTTATTTATTTTGACTAAAAACAAACTTGTTTTGTTTGAGAAAGTTTTCTTTCTTTGTCATTTTATTAAATGTCATAGTTAAAAGTTTATCAGCTTGTTGATCAATTATCCATTCATTATTAAATCTAAGTAAATATTTTTTTCTAGGAATATCTGTACTCACAACAAAGTTGCAAGTACAGGTCTTTTAGATACATCTTTATCAGTAATACATCTATCTTTAATTAATTTGTAACTGCCAAGAATAGAACCATTTTTTTTCAATATAATCTAATTCTTCTTGAGTTAACGGAGAAGCCATGATATCCTCAATATTTTCTGCTTCTGTCGGTAACGACTTGTTCGTTATAACTCTCTGAGTAAAATTATTAATAATATAATACATGTTATAATTATTATTATTAATCTTTGTATTATTTGTAGTATTATTAGTAATATTCGAGTTATTTGCAAGTGCTAAAGATTTCATAAATTCTAACATTTCTTTTTCTATTTCTTGTATTCTTTTTTCCATAATATCATCTTTTTCTTCTAATTTTTCTTGTAATTTATTTGTCAATTTCTTAAGCTCTTCAATTTCAGAACCGAATACAGTTTCTTTTTTTATTTTACATAATTTAAAATGTCTAGCTTTATTTTTCTTAAGAAATTCAGATTCACAATACTCACAAATAAATTTTTTAGGAGATTTACCCTCCTCGCTGGAGAGAGGATACACCTCGCTGGAGAGAGGACCACCCTCGCTAGAGAGAGGAGGGTGATTTTTTAGATGTTTTTTTGTCTCGTTGTGTTTCATAAAATTATATTTATTATTGCTAATATAGTGACATTTTTTACAATAATAATTTTGTACTGACATTATACTATACTATTATAAACTATATAATTATTTTTAATATACACAATTTCGTGCATAATTCGAATTAATTAAAAATATGTACAATTGTCACCATATATACTTTTTACATATAAATAAAATCTTGCATTAGAAAAAACTTGCATTGAAATAATAAAATCTTGCATAAACACAAATATGCCAAATTTAATAATTTTACTTCAATAAAAATTACAAAAAATATATATTTTAACAATCATTGTATTTTAGACTAGTTTTAACTATATAATTATAGGTGTTTATAAGTGCTTAAATTTTTAGGTTACCTTTTTTACTGATTTTTTATTTGACCAAGGTTTTTGATTTTTTTAACACAAGGGGGTCTTGTGTTAAAAAATTTATATTATTCTGCAAGTTTTTTATTTAAATTTTAGTGTATATCTGCAATAGCAGTAACCTACTATCTAGTATAGTGTATATCTGCAATAGCAGTAACCTACTATCTAGTATAGTGTATATCTGCAATAGCAGTAACCTACTATCTAGTATAGTGTAATTTTAAATAGAATTTAATTAATATTATTCTTAAGAAGAACATCAGTACTAATTTGTTTATTTATTTTTTTACGACCGTTAATATCTAAATTAATCAATTCATTTGTATTTCTTAATCTATCATAAACATCAGTAGTATCTAAATCATATGCATCTTTCATTTTATTAAATGTCATAGTTAAAAGTTTATCAGCTTGTTGATCAATTATCCATTCATTATTATGTCTTAATAAATATTTTTTTCTCGAACTATCTGTACAATGAACAGGTCTTTTTGACAAGTCTTTATCTTCAACACAACGACCTTTAATTAAATTGTAACTACCAAGGATAGAACCATTTTTTTCAATATATTCTATTTCTTCTTTAGTTAATGGGGGTGCCATTATGTCTTCAATATTTTCTGCATCTTTAAAATTATTAATTATGTAATACATATTATAACTTGTATTATTATTAGTTGTATTATTTATTGTATTATTAGTAGTATTAGAGTTATTTGCAAGTGCTAAAGATTTCATAAATTCTAACATTTCTTTTTCTATATCTTGTATTCTTTTTTCCATAATATCATCTTTTTCTTCTAATTTTTCTTGTAATTTATTTGTTAAAATCCGAAGTTCTTCTATTTCAGAACCCATTACAGTTTCTTTTTTTATTTTACATAATTTAAAATGTCTAGCTTTATTTTTCTTAAGAAATTCAGATTTACAATACTTGCAAGTAAATTTTTTAGAAGATTTACCCTCCTCGCTGGAGAGAGGTATGTCCTCGCTGGAGAGAGGTGTATCCTCGCTGGAGAGAGGTATGTGATTTTTTAGATGTTTTTTTGTCTCGCAATGTTGTGTGAAATTATACTTGTTTTTACTACCATACTTACATTTTTTACAATAAAAGTTTTGTACTGACATTTTATTATACTATTATAAACTATATAATTATTTATAATACAAACAAGATCTTGCATAATAATAGTTAATTATTAATATACATAATTGTCATCACAATTACTTTTAATTTATAAATAAAATCGTGTATTATAAAAACTTGCACATAATCAAGAAAATTGTGCATTAAATGAAATATATTAATTTTAATAATTATACTTTACTAAAAATTACTTGTTTTAATAATCATTATGTTTTAGACTGGTTTTAACTATATAATTATAGGTGTTTATAAGTGCTTAAATTTTTAGGTTACCTTTTTTACGGATTTTTTATTTGACCAAGGTTTTTGATTTTTTTAACACAAGTTAACTTGTGTTAAAAATATGATTTTTTTATGCAAGATTTATTTGTTTAAATTTAGCATAAAAATTGATTTATTAATTTAATCAATTATAATTTATTTAACATATTATCATAATATAAATAAAATGTCATTATATCCATTATGGAATTTATTGGATCATTGTTCTACTGAAAACGAAATAACACATTTAAGTCTTACAGGAGGAAAATATTATATTGGTGATAGTGAAATAAATGACTTTTATATGTTATATTCTGAGAATATATTTAATAAATTATTAAATTTTTCAGAAAGACCAAAAGAAAATTCACCATTTATTGTCGATATTGATATTAATCAAACATCACAGTTTAGAAAATATAAATTAAATGATGTAAAATATATTATTAAAACTTTTACAAAATATATTGATAAATTTTATAATGTTGAAAATTATGATACAATAATACTGGAAAAACTAAAGCCTACAAAAAAATCTGATAATTTTAAAGATGGAATACATATTATTTATCCTCACATTTCAGGATCAAAAAAAATGAGATTAGCAATTACAGATTTAGTAATTAAAGATATAAATAAAAGCAATAAACTGAACAATTTATTGAATGGAGATAGTGCAGAAAAAATAATAGATAATATGGTAAATAACAATGGTATGATGATGTATGGATCAAGAAAACCTTATCAATTAAGTTATCACATTACTCACATTTTAAATAAAACACAAGAAGATTGTTCAGATGATTATATAAATAATACTAAATTTGATTTTGTGAAACTATTGAGTCTACGTAAATTTAATTCAGAATCCCAATTAACAAAAGATGGAATAATATTTAAAAATAATGGAACAGTTAAAATAATACAAAAAAAAATAAAAAAAGATATTATAATACAAGAAAAAGATAATATACAATTAGCAAAGGACTTGGTAGATTTATTAGATCCTTATAGAAGTGATAATTATAATATGTGGTTACATGTAGGTTTTGCATTAAAAAATACAGATAATAAATTATATGATACATGGTTGGATTTTAGTCAAAAATGTCCAGGTAAATATAATGAGAAAAAATGTAGAAAAGTATGGGATAAAGCAGATACAGGAGAAGGATTATTAACAATTGAATCTTTACATTATTGGGCGGAAAGTGATAATAAAGAGTTATATAATAAATACATAAAAAGATAATTTATGTATTTATTTTATTTTATTTTATTTAATAGACATCTCTATAATATTTTTGTTTAGCTAACATTTTATTTTCTCTTCTAGTACTTTCACCGCCTCTCATCCAAGATTCAACACTATTATCTGGATTTTGGAAATCTTCATCAAGATATTGGAAATAATTTTCTTCAGGTTGTCTATAACCATATGATTTTTTAGAAGCATTATGTGGCATACCTCTTATTAAAGTATCTTCTAAATGTGAATCCTTAATCTCTTCATTTGTATGGAAATATGGCATCATTCTATATTTGGCTGTATTTAAATCTTTTGTAGAATTTTTAGCAATACGAGGGATAACCATTTTATTTTTAAAATCCATATCAGATTTTTCACTAAAACTACCTCTATTAATTTCACCATATCTTTTTTGTTTTTTAAGTATATCACTTACTTTTCCATTTAATAATTTATAACCGTTATTACTATTCTTATCAAAACTAGAAAATTGTCCATTATTACTACTATTTTTTTTAGTAAGATCATTAATCATAAATTTATTACGAGGATCAGGATCAGCATCAACTCTATATTGTGAACTACATTTAGGATATTTTTCAGGACCAGGATAGATTTTAGGATCATTTCGTGGATCAAATCTGGTATCATCAATATCAAAACCAGAGCCATAACTTCCAATTTCATAAGTATTATCACTACCCCCCCAACTTTGTTGGGAAGGTTGCGATTCGTTGAATCGCTGACCCATACTATGATAACCTTGTGGTCCACCAATATCTCCATCCTCATCCATTGTGGTAATAGGTTTACTAAAACTACGGTTATGTCCAGTAATATCTCTAACATCCATAATTTCATCAAGTTCTCTACGAGGGCCTTCAAAATATGATTCACCTCTTTCCGGTGCAAACATTCCCATATTAGTTGGTTTATTATTTTTATCTTCATGTTTTAGTTTAGGGACACGAGAATCATCATTTCTAAATGATTTAGAAGGAAAATATTGTCTTTTTTTAGGTTTATCTTGTTTAAATTGACTATATTTATCATTTCTATAAATATCTTTTCTACCTTTTAAGAATGCTCTTAGTGCTTTTTTATCTCTACTAGTAATTTGAAATTCTGATTCAGGATTAATACATGGTTCAATATTATTATTTCGATAATATTTTTTCTTTTTAAGATATTCTTGTAGTCTTGGTTCTAACATAAGACCACCATCACATCTCATATTTTTTAAATTATTAACAAGATCTACTTTATTAGGATAGACCCTATTAGAAAAACTAAATTCTTGATCAACATGTCCACTGTATTTATGTTCTGGAAAGTTCATATTATTATACCCTATATATAATAATTACATATATAAACAAATGGTTCTATAATAAAATATATATTATGAGTTTTAACCCGGATGAATTAGATGATATGACACCAGAACAAATAGCTTATGTACTTTTTAGTGAAGAACCTAAAAAAGTATGTTCACAGCAATTGTTAGCATATAGTACTGAAGTAATAGATATGTTTGATATAATGTCAATTATATTAGTTGAAGGGTTAAATATTTTTACAAAAGGATTAGATAAAGTGAATTTAAATAATTTAAGTAAAGAACATATAACTAGTTTAGACCCATGGTTTAAGAGTGTAGGATTTAAATTGAATGTAAAAAAATATAAAAAATTAGATACAGGATATCAAGATTTTTATTGTAGAGTGGTTGTAAAGAATAATAAAAACGAACATTTTTTTGATTTTAAAGGAATAAAAAATCCTTATCATTTTGTTATAAATGGCAAATATCTGGATGAAAATAAGGAAAAAGAAGACATAGGTGATCTATATGGTATATTAATGAATGATGATTATGTATTTACATTTTCATTTAATTTATTAGATATAAATGATTTAGCATAATTTATTATTATTTTAAAATAATAATAAATTTTTAGAGTTTTGTGATAGTAATTGATCCATCACCAGTATTACCAAAAAGCTCAACTAGTGATGATTGATTAGTACCATTATTATATGAACCACCTCCACCACCATAATTAGTAGAATCGCCATCAGGTCCACCACTTTGAATGGATGATCCACCACCACCTGAATAACCACCACCACCTGCATTTCTTTGTCCACCACCACCACCACCAAAACCACCATCTTCAACAGAATTAGAAGTAGATTCAGCACCAAACCCTCCATTAAGATATGCAAAACCTGGAGGTGCTAGACTACTACCACTATTACCATTAGTAAAAAATCCACCACCACCTCCACCACCACTACTACCAGGACTACCACCATTACCGTTAATACCACCACTTCCTCCAAAGTTTTGAGCAGCTTCACCGGCAGTACCAGCTTGACCATACATCCATGAATATCTATTACCAGTGTTACTTCCAGCACCTCCACCAGCTATAACTAATATATTACTATTAGTTGTACCATTTTCAAATACAACGAATGAACCACCGCCACCAGTTCCCCTAGTTCCTTGTTCTATTTGACCAACAAGTAATTCTATTTTATCACCTTGCGTGAGAGAAAAAGTTCCAGTTATTATAGCACCATTACCACCACCAGTACCTTGTGCTCCTCGACTTGTGATTTCATAATTACCACTTTCAGGAACTGTCCATAATTGTATACCTTCTATTGAAGTAAAAAGATTTGGATTTGTTAACCATGAATTAGTATTAGTATCATAAGAAGTTAATAGAGTATCAATAGTAGGTCCTAGTCTACCAGTTTGTCCACCAGTAGTAAAAGTAAATGTAGTAAATTCATATGGATTTATATCAAGTCCAAATAAAGGTCCAATAAATTCAATAAATATATATCCTGAACCACCATTACCACCATTACCTTTAGTAGTTCCATTATATGCACCACCACCACCACCTCCAGCACCACTATTTACTAAAGAAGATTGACCATTATTACCACCATTACCACCATTTCCACCAGATCCTCCAGGTCCAGCAGCACCACCACCACCTCCTCCACTACTTGAAGTACCAATTGATCCACTATTACCTCCATTACCACCATAACCATTACCACCATTACCTCCAATTCCACTACTACCACCACTACCACCAGAACTACCAGTTATTATAAAATAATTATTTGGTGTACCAGATAATCCATTATTACCAGAATCAGGTATAGTAATAACCCCATTGGCACCATTTGGTCCATTAGATCCGATAAGCGGAAAATTTAATGAAGGATTTCCACCTAAACCACCATTAACACCAGGTAATTGATATGATATTTTAATAGCACCTTGACCACCATCAAACCCAGTTCTTATAATATCGTCCTGATTACCACCACCACCACCACCATAAAGTTCACCAATACCACCAGAACCAGGATTACCTGTATTATCAGTAGCACCACCAGTACCAGAAACACCTTCTCCATCTATACCAACACCACCTCCAGTAGTATCACCATTACCATTACCAGCACCACCACCACCACCACCACCACCACCAGTACCATTATTACCACTACCAGCATTACCAAAACCACCAGTACCACCATTACCAGAATAACCAGCAGCACCACCACCACCACCACCACCACCATCATTAATTGATGACGGTGTACCACCATTACCACCTGTACCTCCAGAATTAGTACCAGTTAATCTAATACCACCAGAACCACCTTGAGGTTGTGTTGATGTACCTCCACCATCACCACCACTACCACCACTAGCCTCTAATAATGGAGTACCACCTCTGTAAATACTAGAGTTATTACCATCTGTACCAGCACCAGCAACTGCACCATTAGCAGCAATACCCCCTGTACCACCATCACCAACTGTGATAGCAAGTGATTCTCCAGGAGTAACAACAATAGAAATATTTTGAGCAAGTCCACCACCACCACCACCAGCAGAAGCATATACACTAGAACTACTAGCTGTATTATTACCACCACCACCACCACCGCCACCAACAACAACTGCATCAATACTAGTAACGCCATTAGGTACAATAAATGTATCACTACCAACTATAGTATATTCAATACTAACAGATGATCCATAATTTGGTTGTAATCCAGAACTACCAGTACCAGAACCTCCTCCTCCTGGTCCAGAAAAATTTAATGGATCACCTTCAATTGTATAAGTAATTCTAATACCTCCTTGTTCACCATTTCCTCCAGTACCAGAAAATGATTCATATCTACCAACACCTCCACCACCATATAGTGATCCAACACCACCAGAACCAGGCAAACCAGGATCATTAGCAATACCACCTGTACCTGATTCTCCTTCACCATTTAATCCAACACCTCCACCACCAGCAAAAGAAAGAGATACAGAACTTGATGCATTGTATCCTCCGCCGCCGCCACCACCACCACCAGTACCATCTGCACCAATCGAAAAATCACCACTAGCTCCATTACCATCACCACCATTACCAGAATAACCACCAGCACCACCGCCACCACCAGCAACAGAAGTATAGCCAGTACCACCTTGTCCACCAGTACCACCAGAATTTGTTCCAACTAAGTTGGAACCACCAACTCCTCCTAGAACATTACCACTACTATCACCACCACCTTGACCACCTTGTCCACCAGAAGCTCTAAGTAACCATGTAGTACTTCTTTGAATACCAGATTCACCACCATCATCAGCATCACCAGCAGCACCATCAACTTGAGGACCACCATTACCACCAGAACCAATAGTAATATTTAAAGTTTCACCAGGAGTTACTAAAATTTCAGTATCTTCTGCAAGACCACCCCCACCTCCACCACTAGCACTATCTGATAAAGTTGTTAACAAACCACCACCACCACCACCACCACCAACAGCAACAGCACTAATAGTAAAAACTTTATTAGGAACAATAAATGTATCAGCACCAACTACAGTATATTCAACTGTTTCAAAAGTTCTACCAAAAGCAGTGCCACCACCACCACCACCACCAAAAGCTGTTATATTAAAATTAGGGTTTAATGGAAGTCCTATATAATTAATATTAGACGATCCACCATTTTCCCCCAAACTACCAATTTCTGATAATCCACCAATACCACCATTAGCAACTTTATATTCTAAATAACCCCATTTATTAACATTTTTAAAATAATTAATAATTGCTCCAGCACTACCACCACCACCAGCACCATATAAATTATCATCAGCTACACCACCACCACCTCCTCCACCACCACCTCCTCCTCCCCACATACTAAGTCTCATACCTGTACTAAATTCAGGTATAGTTATTAGACCTGTTGATCCTGCTTCTGTTAATTCTAATGCATAGTATTCTGGACCTTTTGGACCAGTTGGACCATTATTACCTGTTCTTCCAGTTGGTCCAGTAACTCCAGTTTCTCCATTATCTGGACCAGTATTACCAAAAGGACCAATAGGTCCATATCCAGTAGAACCAGTAGGACCAGTAACACCAGTAAAACCACCAGTCGGTCCAATTAGACCAGGTGGATTAAAACCAGTTGGACCAGTAGTACCAGATATACCATGTAATCCAATAACACCAGTAGAACCAATTGATCCAGTATAACCATTAGAACCAGTCACTCCAGTAGGACCAGTTGTACCAGTAGGACCAATTTGTCCTAAACCTATTATACCAGTAACCCCATTTTCACCATCCAGACAAGCTCTAATACCTAATTGTATATAATCAAGTAGAATCGATGTATTTGTATTATTAGAAAAAATTAAATATGCGATTTCACCATTAAGTACATAATCATTTGGATTTGGGATAATAAAACTTATTTTTAAAGGTAATTTATTATTGATATCTAAAATTAAAGTACTTATTAATTCCCAAACTGAAGAATTATTATTCCAAATATAAAATTGTAGATCAGAATCTAATTCATTATAATTATCTAATTCTAAACAAACATATAGATCTAATTGTTCTAAACATTCATAAGGGAATAAAGTACAATTAAAACTAAAGAAACCCATTTTTTCTTCTGGTATTAATAAATTTGTACCGTCATTGTCATAAACACTTTGATAACCAGATAAATCAGTTTCAATTCCACTAGCTTCTTTAATAAAAAAAGGTGATTCTGATAAAATAAGTGGTTGTGATCTAATGTATATAAAATGAGGTCCATCTGATGGTTCAATATCTACATAATTTAAACATTTAAAACAATAATTAGTTGGTCCAATTTGACCAGTAGCACCAGTTGAACCAGTAGATCCAGTAATACCAGTAGATCCAATATTACCAGTAGGTCCAGTATTACCAGTATAACCATTATAACCAATTATACCAATGTTCCCAATTGGTCCATTATTTCCTGTAGTTCCAGTATAACCAGTAGTACCAGTATTACCTGTATATCCTGTAGTACCTGTTGGACCTGTAGTACCAGTATATCCAACAATACCAGTTGAACCAGTGAATCCTGTTAAACCTTGTTCACCAGTAGGACCTTTTGGACCAATAACTCCAGTAGGTCCTGTTAAACCCAAATCTCCAATTCTAGCAATTTTATAACAAACTTCAAAATAGTCAATCATTATATTTTTAACAGTAACTTCATTTTCAAAAGTTAAAATATAGAAGAAACCATTACTATCAAAATAATCATTACTAATATTTAGAATTGTCGAAGAACTTGCATAATTATCAGAAGAGTTAATACCTTTATTAATTAATTCCTCCCAACTTGATGTATTAAAATTCCATAGTTGTATAACAATATTAGTTGGATCACTTATATTAAAATATTGAATAACATCAATTTGTTGAATACAATTAATAGGGTAATCAGTATTAATATAAAATGAATATAATGTTATTGGGTATGATAAATTAAAAATGGTATTGTTATCAATTGTACCAATATTAAAGTAATCTGTATTTGTAGCAAGAATGGTATTAATACCATCACTTATAATTGTATCTGGAGACGATGGCGGAGATAAGTTAGTAAAATACATATTATACGGACCAGATTCTACAGTTGTTTCTGAAAAATCAAAACATCTACAACCAAGTCCTTTTTCACCAGTTATTCCAATAATACCAGTTGGTCCAGTAGGACCAGTATTACCAGTAAAACCAATAGGACCGATAATACCAATATGGCCAGTAGATCCGATAGTTTCTGGACCAGTATGACCAATACAACAAATAGGACCAATTGTACCAGTTGTTCCAGTAAATCCAGTTGGTCCAGTATATCCTAAAATTCCAGTAGTACCAAATATACCAGTATTACCAATAATACCAGTAGATCCTGTCTGTCCAGTAGGACCGGTTGGACCAATAATGCCACCAGTTGGACCAAGTGGACCTTGTAAACCAGTCCAACCATTACTACCATCAAATTCTCTAGGTTTAGCATCAATGTTATACAAACAAAATTTAAGATATTTAATAATATATTTACCATCTTCTTTATTTAATTCTCTAAGATCAAGTTCTCTTCCGATTGGGGTAAAGAATGTACCAAATTTTTGGCGATCATATGTTTTACAAGCTTGATCTAATATACATATTCTATCCCCTTGTCCTGTAATAGCTTGTCCATAAATAAGTTTCCATCTACCTGTGACCCTATAATTAAACCCAATAAATATATCAGTTAGACCTTGTTTTAAAATAAAATTATCAAGGATTAATTGACCAGTTGGGTCAAGTGGGTCACCTAAATCTTGTAAAACTAATATATTATCATATTCATCAAATAAGTTATTTTTATCAAAATAGTAACATTCAATAGATGGATTACCTAAACAGAAATTAATAAATTCACAATCCAATGATTTATTACATGATTTACAACTATTTTTAATACATTGATATTTATTACAGTGTTTACTAAAATCAATACAAAGTTGTGAATATTCTCTTTCAATCTCTTTACCATTAACATATACTTCACTGATATGACTTTTTAATTCTTTGAAAGTACTTATATATTTTATTTCATAGATAATAACAAATTTTTCATTAGTATTAAGTGATGATTTTATAGGATTTAATAATTCACCAGTACATAGAAAATCATTAGGTGATGTATTTTTATTTATAATATGAATATTTGGATTACCAGTAACAAGTTTAATATCATTAATTGCAAATTTATGATCACCAATAAAGCTTATTTCTTTGAGAGAAATATTAGTTATATTTTTTCCGGATATATTTTTAACAGATACTTCAATAGTAGCCGATGTATTAAAACATTCATTACATTTACCACCAGAAGTAACATTTAAGAGGTTATGTCTAATCTCTAAATTTTTTATTGGTAAAATTGTTTTATTAATACTTGAACAAATATTACACCTTTTATAATATACACACAATGTTTTACAACATTTATAATGACAATAACTTGTTTTATTACATGATGTATTTTTACTACTCATTGTCCTATATAGTATAATATATATTTTTAGCAAATGATAAAAACATATATTTTAAAGTTTAGTAATGATAACTTGTCCACTAGTATTATGTGTAGCACTAGCAGATTGATTTGTTCCATTATTATAAGAACCACCACCACCACTCCCACCCATTACTGTACAAGTACATGATCTAGATAAACTACCACCACCACCACCAGAATAACCACCACCGCCTCCAGCACCAAAATGACCTTCACCACCACCACCAAAACCACCCTCATGATAAGAAATATTACCATTATCGCCTCCAACACCACCATTAGCAAAAGAAGAACCACCAAAAATTACACCATTATTAGTACCATTACCTATAAACCCACCACCTCCAGTACCTTCTGGGGCAGAACATCCAGCAGTAGGTATACCACCACCATTACCACCAGTACCTCCAGCACCAGCTGGAGCAAGTGGAGCATCAACACCATTATTAGTTATTGAGGCATCAGCACCATTATAGGTATTAACATCAAAACCACCACCTCCACCTCCACCAGCGATAACCAATATATTAGCAACATTATTAGTACCTTCCTTAACAACAAAAGTACCACCACCGCCACCAGCAGAAGAACAAGAATCTGATATATTTATAAATTGACCACATAGAATTCTAATTTTTTCTCCAGCAACTAAATTAAATTCACCATATATAATTGCACCTGACCCAGGTAAAGCAGATCCAGATATATTAGTAGAACCAACAGAACCAAAAGCTTGAATACTATATGTAGCAGTTTCTGGAACTGTCCATAATTGTATACCAGCAGTAGCACTATAATAGGTAGTATCATTTAGCCAAGGATTTGTAACAGTATTATAAGATGATAATAAAGTAGCTTCAGTTGGACCAATTGCTCCACTTGTATTAGCAGAAGTAAATGTAAATGTTGTAAATTCGTATAAGCCTGCAGGAAGAAGTTCTCTAAGTCGAACACCAATAAATTCAACAAAAATATATCCACTACCACCATTACCTCCAGTACAACCAATAGTACCAGTAGCACCAGCACCACCACCACCAGATCCACTAGTAATTATAGCATTACCGCCAGGACTATTACCACCAATACCACCATTTCCATTTGGTCCACCAGCACCACTACCACCACCAGCAAATGATTCAGTACTAGCGAATTCCCAAATACCACCAGCTAACGCATTACCTTCACCAATCCATAATCTTGTATTATTACTAGTAATTCTAACACAATAACAAATTACTCCAAAATTTTGTGAATCAGAAGTGGTAATTGTAGTTAAGTCATAAGGAGTAGTCATATCAAAAGTAAATACAATTTGTGTAGTTCTAGTACTAAGAATAACTTTTAATCCATCATCTTTAAATTGTATCCCGTGCCAATTATTAATACCAACAACTGTTGAATTTATAAATGTAGGTGTACCAGATATATCCCATGGATTAGCTAATGAATATTTATAAATAGTACTATTACGTGCAGTAAAAAATACTAAAGTACCATTATGATTAAATGTAGTAGAACCTAACGTACCAGTAATACTAAATATTCTAGTAACTAATCCAGATCTTGAAGAAATGTCCCAAGGTATTGATAAATTATAACTATTTAAAGTACCACTATTAAATGTACTATAAAATAATTTGGTACCATCTGGTTTAAAAAATATAGAACCAGCACTAGTATTAGCAGTTACGATATTATTAGTATTAACTGCAGTAGTAAGATCATAAGGTGTAGTCATTGTCCATTCTCTTACTGTGTTATTAGTAGCACCACCATCATAAGAAGTAACATAAATTTTAAGACCATCTGGTTTAAAAAAAATATCATAAGCACCACCATAACTAGTACCAAAATCATTTTGCGATCCATAATTAGACAATGTTTGTATTTCTGTAACAGTATTACCATTTTGATTACCGCCACCATTAACAAAACTACCATCAAATCCAGTAGCACCATCACCACCAGCCCCACCAGTAGCACCACCAGATCCACCAGATCCACCAGTAATAACAAAATAACTTGATGGTGAACCTTGTATACCGTTAACTCCATTACCTTGTGAGATACCGTTAGGACCATTAGCACCAGTAGGACCTAGAAGAGGAAAATTTGTCGAGTCATTGCCACCAACACCACCAATAACACCAATTGCAGTACCACCAGTACCAGTAACACCAGGTCCAGCTCCACCACCACCACCACCAGAAAGAGTAGTCCCAGCCCCACCACCACCACCTCCATAGGCAGTTAATGTGAATGGTTCAGGTGTACCAGTATATTCTATAATAGAACTACCTCCATTATCGCCATCAGTGGTTGGTGCACCTCCAGTACCTCCTGCACCGACAGTATAAGTAATAACCCCAGTACCTTCATCAATTAACCTAAAATAATTAATAATAGCCATTGCACTACCACCACCACCACCACCAGTTGTTGTACTTGATCCACCACCACCACCACCACCCCCCCACATAGTAATTTTCAAAGAGGATGTACCAGTTGGTATATCAAATGGACCAGTAGTACCAGATTCAGTTAAAAGCAATGATGCATCAGGATTTAGAATAGAAAGACCAGTAGGTGATTCTCCACTTACACCAGTAGAACCAGTATGACCAGTAGGACCTTCAAAATAAGAAAACCCAGTAAGGCCACTAATACCTTGATCGCCTATAGGACCAATAACTGAAATACCAATAATACCAGTAGGACCAGTAGGACCAGTGTGTCCAGTAGAACCAGTAGGACCAGTAGAACCAATATACCCAATAGGTTGTAATGGTCCGGTAACACCAATATCACCAGTAATACCAGTAGGACCAGTCCAACCGTTAGGTCCAGTAGGACCAGTAATACCAATAGAAGGGCCATCTGGACCAATAATACCAGTAGGACCAGTAGGACCATTTTTACAAACTCTTAAACATAGTTGTTGATAATCAATATCAATAGTAGATGTACCAGTTGTAGAAAGCATACTAATAGATAAAGTATTTGATTGTACATAATCTGTATAATCTGTAACACAAACGATTGTTTTGATTGATAGATTTGATATATTTGTTTGTAAATTTAAAGTATTAACTAATTCCCAATTTAATGTATTATAATTCCAAATATAAATATTAAGATCAGAAAAACTTTCACTACCATCAGTAATAGATAAACAATTAAGAAGATCAATTTGTTCTAAACATTCAATTGGGAATTCATAACAAGTAAAACAAAAGATAGCATAATTTCCACTACTGATTGAATAATCAATATTATTTTTTGTAGCAATGTTAGAATAATCAGTATTATTAACTTGTGTTCCAATACTTTTTATTGTAGTTGGTGACTCTGTAACAGTTAATGGTTGTGTGTCAGTATAAATAAAATGTGGACCACTATCAACAGTAATTCCTTCAAAGTTCATACATTTACAACAATAACCAGTAGGTCCAGTAATACCAATAATACCAGTAATACCAGTAGGTCCAGTATATCCAGTAGGCCCTGTCCACCCAGTGACACCAGTTTGTCCAGTAAAACCTAATACTAATTGACCAGTAGGACCAATTAGACCAGTAGGACCAGTAAAACCAGTAGGACCAGTCCAACCTGTAGTACCAGTAAGACCTGTTGTTCCGGTAGGACCATTAGGTCCAGCATCACTAAAACCATCAGGACCAGTAGGACCAGTAAAACCCATCAAACCAGTAGGACCAGTAGGACCAATAGGACCAGGAGGACCAGGAGTACCAATGGGTCCTTGTTCAGATATTTTTAAACAGATTTCAATATAATCAACACAAATAGATAGAGTTGTTGTAGGATTTTCCCAAGTTAATAAATAAATAATACCATTATCATCAAAATAATCTTTATAATATGTAATATCAACAATACCATCAATATAAACAGATCCACTAATACTAGACCCAAAAGAAAAAATTTCCCAAAGTTGTGTAGATCTATTCCAAATTTGAACAGCAATATTAGTATCATAATCTAATTCAAGAAATTGCAACATATCAATTTGATCAATACATTCAAGTTCATAATCATTACAATCAAAACAATAGAGGATATTCGAGTAAGTTAATCCAGGATCAATACAATTACTATTAATAGAACCAATAATAGAATAATCATAATCAGTAGCTTCAGTAGTATTAATACCTATTTCTGAAATTATTTGTAAAGGCGATGAACTATCAGGCAGACTAGTAAAATAAATTTTATGTGGTCCATTAGTAAATGTAGTTTGAGAAAAATCATAACATTTACAACCTTCGCCAGTAACCCCGTCAATACCAGTAACACCTGTAGGACCAAATGGGCCAAAATTTCCAGTAGGACCAATAAAACCAATTTGACCAGATAAACCAATTGATCCAATTTTACCAATAGTACCAGTAGTACAAGTAGGTCCAGTAGTACCAATAATACCAGTAGTACCAGTAGATCCAATTTCACCAATAATACCATTAGTACCGGTATATCCAGTAATACCTTTAATACCAGTAGGACCAGTATCACCAGTAACACCTTTAACACCATTAGGACCAGTTGAACCAGTGATACCAGAATCAATAAGTTCTTGTTTACTAGACAATCTACCAGTAAACCCAATAGTTCCAGTAGGACCAGTATAACCCTGAAAATCTAATTCATTTCTAGGTTCTTTAGTAGAATCACATATATAAAATTGTAAAAAAATAATATTATTATCTTCTGGTAAATCTGAAAAATCTATTGGTAGTCCGATTGGTGTATTATATGAACCATTTTTACTTATATTAGTAGTATTTTTTAAGTTATCAAGTATACAAATTTTATTACCATTTTGAGTAATAGCATTAGCATATACCAAACACCAATTAGTGCCAATAATTTCATAATCAAACCCTAAAAATATATTAGTTTCATAATTTTTAAGTACAAAATTATCTATTATTAAAAGACCTGAAGGATTAGATGGATCTCCTAAATCTTGATTTATAATTGGTAATCCATATTCATAGATAATAGACTCGTTATTAAACGAGTAACATTCTATAAAAGAATCACCTAAACATGTATTAATAAAATTACAATCTAACTGTTTATGACAATTTTTATCAATATATGTGTATTTATTAGTGTGAATTTTAAAATCAATACATTGAGTAGAATAAATAGTATCAATATTTTTAGCATTTATTAGAATTTCACTAGTTTGATGATTAATTTTTTTATTTTTATTAATAAATTGTATTTCATATATTATAATTAATTCTTCTGAAGGAAATAAACAAGAATTATCAGGTAAAAGTAATTCACCAGTACAAAGGAAATATTCAGATACAGACTGATTATCAATTATTTGAATATTATCATTATTTGTTACTAATTTAATATCAATAAGAGAAAAGTCAAGTCCATTTAATAGAGAATTTTCTCGGATGGATAGAGTTTCAATAATTTTATTACAATTATTTTTAACTGATAATTGTATAATAGCAGAAGAACTATAACAATTATTATAATTATTAGTATTTATATTAAGAATAGTATGATCAATATTTAAATTAATAGTTGAGTTAATAGTGGTTTTAACTTGATTACAAGTTAGACACCTTTTATAAGATTCACAAATTATATTACAACATGAATAATGACAATAAGTTTTTTTATTACAAACTGTATTCGTACTCATAATAATAAAGTATTATATATAATAATCATAATATTTTACGATAAATAAAATATTATGATTTAAGGTGTTAATTTAAGAATATTATTACCAGTGTAATTAGCTCCATAAATAAAGCCATTGTCCGCTAATCCTCCACCTAAATACGGTCCTCCAGTAATACCAGTTATTGTTGCAGTAGTAAATGAATCATCTGATGGATCAACAATTAGTACAACAGTTTGATTAAATGGTATAAAGTAAATTTTTCCATCTTTGCCTAAAACAGATCCAATCCATTTATTAGTTGCTACACTTAAACCTGAAATAGTACTAGTATCAACTGTATCAGTAGTTGGATCAATAATTAATACATATGTTGCATTTCTAGGACAACAATAAATTTTACCATTGGGTGCTAATATTACTTCCCCGTCACACTTACCAGATCCAGCTGGTACAGATACTGATGTATCAATTGTATTAGTATCTGGATCAATAATAAGAATACTAGTTTCATCATGTGGAGGACAATAAATTTTACCATTTGGAGCTAATACTCCATTTGTCCATTTATTAGAATTAGATAAAATTGCATAAGTTCCACTTGTAATTGTAGATTGATCAATTGTATTAGTTTCTGGATCAATAATACCAATATTTGTTGCATTATATGGAATACAATATATTTTTCCATTAGGTGCTAATACTCCACCTCTATAACTTGGAGTACCTAACCCAGTAATTGAAGATTGATCTGCAGTGTTTGTGTTAGTATCAATAATCAATACGTTATCAGAAATATCTGGTATTGCATAAATAATACCACCAGGTGCTAATACAGCCCAAGCCCAAGCACCAACAACTACTGAGACTGGTATTGTTGATCTATCAATGGCGTCTGTTTCTGGATCTAAAATTATAACATGATTAGCACCTGTACTATTTGGAATAATATATAAGTTACCATTTGGGGCATTTATTATTCCACTATAAAGGCCAGATTGGGAAATATCAGTAGCAGTTATGAGTCTACCATAGGTTGAATCTATCTTTCTGATAGTAACCGATCCATTACTTTCAAATGTAACTGGTGAAAGTTCAGCTTTATAAATAGTACTAAGACTATATGAACCACCACCACCACCAGATGCATTTGTAGGAGTATTATTAGCACCACCTCCACCGGAATAACCACCACCACCTGCAGTACCAGTATTGTCAGAACCACCACCACCACCACCACCAAATCCACCATCACCACCTTCGTCAATGCCATCATCATATCTTGTACCACCAGTACCACCATTTCTGGGAGCAAGACCACCAGAAGCACCTTGTATACCAGCAGTTGCTAAATTAGCAGTAGCTTGATTACCACCAGTACCATCAGTAAACCATCCAGCACCACCAGCAGTCCAATAAGCACTACCAGATGTATTAGGGAGACCGCCATTACCACTAGTTCCACCATTAGTTTGTCCTTCAGCAGTATTACCACTAGTTAGAGTATTTGCATGTCTTAATAAGTAACTATGATTAGATGAACCAGCACCACCACCAGAAACAATTATAGGATTAGTATCATTAACATCAAAATAAACGAATGTACCACCACCACCTCCAGGACCAGCGTTATTGGCTGAAATAGAAGCATCAGTAGTATTGCCACCTCTCTGACCCACAAGTATATTAATAACATCACCAGCAGTTAAATCAATTTCTGTTTCTAGGATAGAAGCTAAACCACCACGTCCATCTGCATTAAGATCTGTTGCGTTAGCATATAAATGTTCACCACCAGAAGCACCAATAGTTTTAATTCTATATCTAGATGATTCAGGCACAATCCATCTTTGTACACCATTAACTACAGCATAATTGGTTGATTCAAGCCATGGATATGTAATTGTATCATATGAAGAAATTAATGTAGCATAAGAAGGTCCATCTTGTCCAATTTGACCACCACTAGTAAAAGTGAATGATGTAAATTCATATATAATATTTTCACTAGCGATAATTCCCATAAATGGTGTAAAGAATTCCAACATAAGATATCCACTACCACCACTACCACCAATTAATCCTCCTAATCCGCCATCGCCACCAGATCCACCACCACCTGCACCAGAATAATTAGGTGCATCACTACCATTAGTTTCTCCATCACCACCACTACCACCAGATCCACCACCACCAGCAGCACCACCGCCACCCCCTTCTTCACCAGCAGCAACAATACCAGCGATACCACCTGATCCACCATGATTATCACCACCAGAACCACCATTACTAGAAGTTCCACCACCAGCACCTCCACTACCACCAGAAATTACCCAAGTTCCAACATTCGCTTGAATACCGTTTCCACCAGTACTTGTTGTACCATCAATACCATCAGCAGCTAATGGGCAAGCTGGTCCATCTGCAGTTGTTAATGAAGTATTATCTGATAATCCACCAGTGGTACTAGATGCATTTTGTGAAGTTGAAATAATTTTAGTTCTTCCACCAGCACCACTACCTCCACCAGTAGTTGTTGTACCAAGACCACCAGCACCACCACCATCTAAAACAACATTCCAATTAACAGATATACCATCTTGTAAATAATCAACTCGAGTAATATGACCTTTAGTACCATTTAAACCAGTAGAACCTAATGTGGTACTAGCAACTTCTAATTGTAAAACAGATGGATTATTCCATCCAAAAAGACTCATATAATAATTAAATATTGATGCTCCAGCTCCTCCACCACCAGCACCAACAACTGTACTATCTGCACCACCTCCAGATCCTCCACCTCCCCAACCGGTAATCCTAACACCAAATGTACCAGAAGGTAAATCAGTATAAGTTAATGTAGTATCTTGTAAGTATTCATAACCAACAATAAATAAACCAGTAGCACCAGTAGGACCAGTATCTCCAAAAGATCCTTGTGTCCCACTTGGGCCAGTAGGACCAGTAGATCCAGTTATTCCATCAGGACCAGTAGGACCGGGTGGTCCTAAATATCCAGTAGGTCCTGTAGGTCCAGTAGGTCCAGTAGGACCAGTAGGACCAGTAGGACCAGTAAAACCGGTAGATCCGGTAGGTCCAGTAGGACCAGTAGGACCGGTAGTACCAGTAGGACCGGTAGGACCTAATAATCCTTGAACACCAGTAGGACCAGTAACACCAGTCCATCCAATAGGACCAGTAGTACCAGTAGGACCAGTAGGACCAGTAGGACCAGTAGGACCATCTCTACATATTTTCAAGCAAAATTGTAAATAATCAACGAATATAAACGAAGTAGAAAATGAGGATGTAATAATAATAGAAATTTGATCATTTTGAATATAATCAAAAGGATTACCAATATATATAGATGATTTAAAAGGTATAATACCAATATTTGTTTGAAAATTAGAATTAGAAAAAACATTCCACATTATTGTTGTATAATTCCAAATATAAATAAGTATATTAGTAGTAGATTCAGATACATCCGTTACTTGTAAATTCATATTAACATCAATTTGACTAACACAATCATTAGTGAAATCACTACTTTCAAAACAGAACAATGCATAATTTCCTCCACTTATTTGTAGATTATTACCATCAATTGAAGATATATTAGAATATCCAGTACTATCAGCTTGTGCAGCTGTAGATTTAATAGTTGTCGGAGATTCAGAAAAATTAATTGGATTCATATCAAAATAAATAAAATTAGGTCCACTATCAACTGTAACACCATTATAATCTAAGCAATTATCACATTTAGCTTTAGCACCAGTAGGTCCAGTATAGCCTGTCCAACCAGTAGGACCAGTAGGACCAGTAGGACCAGTAGGACCAGTAGGACCAGTATGACCAGTAGGACCAGTAGGTCCAGTAGGACCACTAGGACCAGTAGGACCAGTAGGACCAGTCCAACCAGTAGGTCCAGTTACACCAGTAGGACCAGTATTACCAGTGGGTCCAATAGTACCAGTAGGACCAGTTGGTCCAGTTGGTCCTGATGGACCAGTTTGTCCGGTATATCCAATAGGTCCTAAAATACCAGTAGGTCCAGTATTACCAGTAGGTCCAGTTACACCAGTTGGTCCAATATTTCCATTGCTACATAGTTTAACACAAATATCAATATAATCAATACATAAACCAGGGAAGCTAATAATTTCTTCATAAATTTGAATATAAATCAAATCTCCATTATATAAATCTATATATTCTGTTATATCATAATCATCACTATTAAGTGTTGTTCTTATTTGTATATTACTAGTAATAAATTCTTCGGACACTCTTTCCCAATTCATAATTTGAAAATTCCAAATTTCAATAATTACATTTGTATCAAAAGTAGGATTAATAAAAACATCAATATCAATTTGTCTTATTAATTCTGTACTAAAGTTTGAACATTTAAAGCAAAATAAATTATTAGGAAATGTTTCATTTGGACCTAAACAGTCATCATCAAGATTACTTAAAGTAACATAATTATCATCAGTTGCTTCTTGAGTATTTGATAAATCTGAAATAATTGTACTAGGAGAAGAAGTTACTAATAAACTAGTAAAGTAAGCTTTATGGGAATCAGACGAATTAGTAATATTTATAAAATCCATACATTTACAGATATCTCCAGTAGGTCCTTGTGGTCCAGTAGGACCAGTATCTCCTGTATCTCCTATAGGACCAGTTGGTCCTGTTGGTCCAATATAACCAGTAGGACCAGTAGGACCAGTAGGGCCAGTATTACCAGTAGTTCCAGTAGGTCCAGTAGGTCCAGTAGGTCCAGTAGGACCAGTATTACCAGTAGGTCCAGTATATCCAGTATATCCAGTAGGTCCAGTAGGACCAGTAGGACCAGTATATCCAATAGGTCCAGTATAACCAGTAGGTCCAGTATATCCTGTAATTCCTATAATAGAACCAGTCGGTCCAGTAATACCTTGTGGACCAGTTGAACCAGTAGGTCCATAAAAGTATCTAGATACTTTATCTGCATCACATAAACAAAATTCTAATTGTGATATTACGAATTTACTATCTTCTAGATTAAGATCTCTAAAATCTATATTTCTACCAATTGGTGTACAAAATGTACCATATTTTTCTGGTTTATCAGTATTAGATGATTTTGAGAGAATATCAATATAATTACTATTACCTAATATACCTCTTGCACAAACAATTTGCCAATTATCTCCAATAACTTCATAATCAAATCCAATAAATATTTCAGATTCACCAGTTTTTAGAATCCAATTATCTATTTTTAATTGACCATTTTCAATAAATTGATTTTCTAATTCTTGAAGGATAAATGGGTAACCAACATCGATATCATCTTTGTTAAATTGATAACATTCAATAAATTGGTTTTTAGTACAATCATCACAACAAGGAATATTTTTAAATTCACCAATATCTATATCTTTATTACTAGTTTGTCTACATAGTAATATACCATCAATATTAATTAAAGAACATAATTTTAATAAGTTAGAACCAATATATTGTATTTCATAAACTATACAAATTTCTTCATATGGATCAAGACATGAATTATTAATAATGAGTAATTCTCCATTACATAAAAATTCAGATGATACTGTGTTAATATCAATAATTTGTATATTTGTAGTATCACTAATTAATTTAATATAATTTAAAATAAAATTAGCACTACCAACAAGAGATAATTCTCTTAAGGAAATATTATAAACTTTTAGAGGGTTATTATTTTTTAATTTAACCTCAATATTTATACATGGGTTATTATTTTTATTTGTGGAAACACTTAATATATTATGTGTAATATCTAATTTATATGTTCTACTATTTGAACAAGTACTACAATTTCTTCTAGCTGAACATACAATATTACAACAAGATAAATGGCATGATTTTATTTGTCCACAATATATATTTCTTTTCATGATGCCAATATATTATATAATATATTTTTATTGATAAATTTAATCGATAAAAATATATTTAAAAGAATTCAAAAATAATTCTTCCACTACCACCAGATCCACCTAATTCATTATTACTACTACCACCACCACCACCACCACCAGTAAATGATGGAGCAGAACCACCAACACTATTAGCTAGACCACCAATTCCACCTGGTCCTGCAGGACCATTTGCACCACCACCACCAGTTGATGTTGGAGTTGAGAATCCGATAGATCCTGCATTAAAGTTTGACAAACCACCAAGACCACCTGTAAAACCAGATCCACCACCACCTCCACCACCAGCTCCAGTAACAATAAAGTTAGAACCGACAAGAGCATTTGAACCATCAATACCATTAGCTGAATTTCCATCACCACCTGGTGCACCAGTAGGACCAATAATTGGGAAATTTATAGAGTTGTCACCACCAACACCACCAGTTGTTGTTACAGCATTAGCACCAATACTACCAGTACCAGCACCACCACCACCACCCCCACCAGAAGTTACTCCACCATTATCACCAGCACCACCTCCATAAGTTGCTATATTAAAATTACTCGGTGTACCTGTATATTCAACAACTGTACTATTACCAGGATTTCCTGGGCTACCTCCATCACCAACAATATAATTAATAGAACCAGCACTAGAAATAAATCTTAAATAAGAAAGAATTGCATTAGCTGAACCACCACCACCTCCACCAGTAGTAGATCCCCCAGAACCACCACCACCACCACCACCCCACATCGATATTCTCATTTGTGTAGAATTATCTGGTATAATAGCAACACCTGTAACACCTGGATTAGTATAACTTTGTATAATTTGCATACCTGTAGGTCCTGTATCACCGGTAGTACCAGAAGTACCAAGAGGACCAGCTGGACCAGTTGGACCGGTAGTACCATCAAAGCCAGTCGGACCCGTGTCCCCAGTAATACCTATTGGACCAGTATCACCAGTAACACCAATAGGACCAATAGGACCAGTAGCACCAGTAGGACCAGTAAATCCAGTAGGACCAGTAACACCAACAGGACCAGTAGGACCAGTATCACCAACTGGACCAGTAGGACCAGTAGGACCTGTCCATCCTAATGGGCCATCAATACCAGTAGGACCAGTATCACCTCCAATACCAGTAACACCAGTAGGACCAGTAGGACCAGTTAAACCATCAGTACAAACTTTAACACAAGCTTGATAATAATCAAAAGACAAGCTAGTTGTACTTATAGTAGATAAAATAGCAATATTAATTGTATTGTTTTCAATAAAATCAAATGGATTAACAAAACTTCTAGATATTCTAAATGATTGGATTCCATTATTAGTAATAACAGGAAGGCTATTTATTATTTCCCACATAGCAGAAGTATAATTCCATATATAAAATACAATATTAGATATATCTTCAATACCATCATTTACACTAATACACGCTAAAATATCAATTTGATTAATACATTCCATAGGATAATCAGGACAACTAGTACAGAATATAGCAACATCATCTTGTGGTAATACATAAACAGCGGCATCATTTTTATCAGAAATAGCTAGATAATCAGAATTATTGACTTGTATTCCAGTTGCTCCTTTTATATCAGATGGCGAATCTGTTATATTAAGGGGTTGATCTTGTGTATAAATAAAATTAGGACCACTATCTACCGTAATACCGTCATAATTCATACATTTACAACATTCTATAGTGATACCAGTAGGACCTGTAGGACCTGTTGGTCCAGTCCATCCAGTAGGCCCAGTAGGACCAGTAGGACCAGTTACACCAGTAGGACCAGTAGGACCAGTAGATCCGGTAGGGCCAGTAGTACCAGTAGGACCAGTATTACCGGTAGGTCCAGTAGGACCGGTAGGACCAGTAGGACCAGTCGGACCTGTTTGACCAGTAGGGCCAATAGGACCAGTAGGACCAGTAATTCCTGTAGGTCCAGTAGGACCAGTATCACCAGTAAATCCTGTAAATCCTTGTCCATTAAGATCACCCATAGGTCCGACTGGACCAATTGGACCAGTCGGACCAGTATCACCATCACGAGAGAATTTAAAACATGTTTCAAAATAATCAATACATAAAGATGGAGTAGTTAATATATTCTCATAAGTTTGGAAATAAATTATATTATTATCAAAATATTCTCTAGGATTAACAATAAATTTTCGTGCCAATAGAGTTTTAATTCCAATAAATGTTTCATCAATAATTACTTCCCACGTAGAATTATAATAATTCCATATTCTTACTATTATATTGGTTTCTGTAGATGCTTCAACGAGTTGTGTTATATTAATTTGTCTAATACATCTATTTTTAAAATTTTCAGAATTAATACAATATAAAGTTGTTGGTTGATAAAGGTTTGGACCTAGACAAGATGAATCAGGAACACCAATAAGAGAATATTCATAATCAGTTGCTTCAAAAGTATCAATTCCAACATCTGCAATTATAGTTAATGGAGAAGATACTGGATTAAGACCAGTGAAGAATAAATTATGAGGACCTGAATCAGTTGTTACTTCTCTAAAATCGAAACATTGTGAACATATAGCAGGTGTACCTTTTTCTCCAGTAGGACCAATAAAGCCGGTAGTATTTTTTTCACCAGTAGGACCAATAATACCTGTAGAACCAGTAGGACCAGTAGGACCAGTTGAACCAGTAGAACCGGTAGGACCAGTTGGACCAGTATATCCGACAGGTCCAGTAGGACCAGTAGGACCAGTAATACCAGTAGACCCAGTAGGACCGGTAGGACCAGTAGGACCAGTAGGACCGGTAGGACCTGTTGGACCAGTATGACCAGTTGAACCTGTCCACCCAGTAGGACCAGTATTACCACCAGTAGGACCAGTAGGACCTATTGAACCAGTTGGTCCTGTAAAACCAGTAATACCTTTAATATTGCTTTCAAGAGTAATTTCTTTACAAATACAAAATTTTAGATATCTAAATACATATAGTGATATATCTGAAATATCTCTAACATCAATTGGTCTCCCAATTGGAGTACAAAACTTCCCATATTTATAAGGATCATTAGTATTAAAAACATTATCAGGTATACATAATTTACTATCATTATCAGTAATAGCTTGAGCATAAATAATACGATAAGGTCCAGTTATTTGATATTCAAAACTAATATAAACTTCATTTTGGTCCATTTTTTCTGACCAATTAAACAGATTTAAAGTACCAATTGGGTCATCCGGTTCATTATTTAAATTATAAGAAATATCAAGCGGATAACCACCATTTCTAATATCAATGGGTTCAATAATTAAACAATTAAGATCGTCTTCATCACATTGTAAACATTGGTTATTACATGATTCGTCATAATTAGAATCACAAGTACAAACATAAGAACATGAAGAACATTTTTTATTTTTAAGATTACCATAATAAATACTTAACATTGAAGAGTCTTTAACTAACAGAATATTAACATTTTCACATGAATTATTACAAGTACAACCATAACTGGCTATTAAACCATTCCATACTGCATTCCAAGTACCTCCAACATGTATAACACTTAATTGTGTACATAAATTACTATCATTACCGATATATTTTATTTCATATACAAGTGTTACTTCTTCATTAGTTAAAAGTGTAGATGTAGGAGAAATAAGTAATTCACCTGTAGATAAGAAATCCTCAGGTAGTTCATTAACATCAATTATATTTATATTAGAATTATTAGAAATAAGTTTTAAATTAGTAAGAGCAAAATCCAAATTACCAATAAGTGAAGAATCCCGAATAGATAGATTCTTAATTAATTTATTACCACAATTTTTAACAGTAACTTCTATTGTTATTGTTGGTTTATAAACTGGGTTACATTCTTCATTATTATTATCATTACAATCACATTTAACTAAAGATACACTAATAAGATTATGGGTTATTGATATAAAAGTTTCTCTAGGTTGTGTAGAAGCAGTACAATTTGTACTTGGTATATGTTTATTTTTGACTCTTCTAGACTTCATTACTTGATATAATTATTATATATATATTTTATGGAATAAACAAAACTTAATTAGTTAAAATATTAATTGAACTAATTATTTTTTGATTTATCAATAAGACAAAACTTTAGGAATCTAATAACATATTTTGATATATCATTATTTGTAGTATTTAAATAGAATGGTCTACCAATTGGTGCATTAAATGTACCTTTAATATCAAGATTATCACCCTCAGAAAAATTAAAAATGCATATTTTAGTATTATTACCAGTGATTGCATAAGCTTTAGTTAATTCCCAATCATCACTAATAATTTCATAATTAAAACTAATATAAATATCTCCATCACCTTCTTTAAGAATAAAATTATCAAGATAAAGTATACCATTAGGAGAATATACATCACCTAAACTTTGTTCAATAAAAGGATCATAACCAATTATATTATTATTATTATATTCATAACATACTTCAACACCTTCATCACATTTATTACTAATATTATTACAAAAATCATCATATATATCTTGTGGGGGGCTAACTTGAGTAATACATCCATAATCTAAAATTATTTCTGTTTTAGATTTAAAATAGTTAGTATTAGATCCTTTTATTGTAATATAACTAAATTGAGATTTTAGGTTAGAGTTCCAATCAATATATTTCAGTGTATAAACTAGAGTAAATTTTTCTCCAGGATTAAGTGAAGAAAATTCAGGTATTAATAATTCACCAGAACAAATAAAATTTTGATCAACATTATCTGTATCAATAGTTGTTATCAATGGATAATTTTCAACTATATATACATTATCAGTAACAATATTAGAAAATCCAATAAGAGCAGTTTCTTTGATAGATAAATCATTAATTATTTCATTTGTTTTATTTTGTATTATTAATTGAACAATCACATTTATATTTTTTCCTCCGCAAATACAATCAGTAATATTAACTTCTTCAATAGTATGTGTAATATCAAAAAAATCTCGTTCTCTGTGATAAAATGCACAATATTCACAATCTGATTTTGATGAACAAACACTACTACAACAAATAAGATGACATTTATTACCTGATATATTTTTATAATGTTGTTTACTCATATAAATATAATTATATATTTTTATAGTTAATTATATTGACCAATAAATAAAAGAGTATTAAGCGGTTTAAATCTAATATAAAATATAAAAGGATGATTAGCAACAAAATTAATATTTTGATTATTAGGAGATTCATTAAATTTAGGGTTTTGATGCACATCGCCATCTTCATTAACTATAATAACTGCTTGATGAATTACATCAGAAAGGAAAAGTATATCATTAGAAGGTGTTAATTCAGCAAGATCGGCATTTGTAAAAAGTTCTCTCATACCCATTTTTTTAAACATGTTATCAATTTTATATCTAGACTGATGTTTAAATTTAGGAATATGTATATTATTAATATTTGTAATTTGAAGTTGAGATACAAAATATCCAAATTTATCATTATTAATATCAAGGTCATTATTTTTAGGAAGAATAAAACCCATAGTATAATCATCATTATCAAAATCAAGTTCTAGGACTTGTACTTTATTATCTGTATAGTATTTACAGTCTTTATTTTGCATATGCATTAATTCAACAGGTTTTCTTTTCATTCCATAGAATGTTGATCTTTTAGTAAATCTTTTATTAAAAGCATATTTCCAATTAGTTTTAAAGAATACTGTACTAACATTAAATAACGATGTATTAATATTAATCATATTAGTATTGACAACATCTTTAATCACACCTTTTGTCATTCTGTATATATGATTATTTATTCTACCAACTTCTTTATTGCTTCTTCTAATATCAATACTATCAATATTAGTTAATCCATCAACATAAGATATAAATGCTTTATTTAAAGGTATATTAGAAGGAACAAAAAGAAAATTAGTTGTTATAAAATTTTTTGATTGTGTAAGTTGATTTCCTAATTTAATAAGACCATCAATAGCTAAATCTTTATCTGGTAAGGAAAAGAACTCTTTTAATTCAAGTTCTGTCATACCTTTAGAGGATCTATAAAGTACAATTAGAGGAGTTAAAATACTTAATGGTGAGCTAATAATTACATTATTTTTAATAGAACTTTGAAACTGATTAAATATTTGAAAACAGAAATTATTAAGTATAGCAGAAAATTTAACATCAGATGATAATCTTTCTTCTGGTTCAATTAGATTATTATTACTAGTAAGATCAGAAAAGCCAGGATTTTGACTACTATTAACAGGATCAAAATAAGAAACATTAGTTTGAGGTTTAGAATCATATAAATCAAAATCTAATCTAGGATTATAATAATTAGGATCTGCTGAAGGATTTTCAACTAGTTCTTGATTATTATAATATTTTTCATAGTCATATCTATCATTTAGATCTCTTTCATTAATTTGAGATCTAAGTGGCATACCTTGATCAATTTTAGAATCATCAAACATTGTACCAGTAATTTCACCAACATTAGATGATTCTAAGAATTTAGTTCCATAATTTAAATTTTTAGGTTTTTTATAACGACTATGTGAATTTACATTAAACATTGTACCTCGTTCCATAATTCTTCTTTTAACATTCAAATCGTGTTCTTCAAAATTGTCATCATTATCAGTATTTGGATTGTTATGATATTTTTTTATATCATTCGGATTTTCATTATATGGTAATATATTATTGGAATAAGAACTATTTGTATAGTTATGACTCATTCTATATATTTTTATAACTTTTTAATAAATAGGATATTTGAACTCATTAAATAAGATATTTAGATATTTTATTTAATTATGTACTAGCTTTGCATTGGCAAATTTGTTCTTGTTTTAACCCTTTAAGGGCTTGTTGAATATGTTTACCACAACCTCTCCAAGTAAATTTTTTACAAGTATTACAAACAACTCTTCTACACATAATTATATATAATTAATAAAGAAATTATTTATTACAAACAAGATTATACAAATATCTGTTTTGATTATTATCAATAGAAATTATATTATTTTGTTTAATTTTATATTTATTATTTAAAAAACCAATATCATTATTAACATTTGTTTTATTACATCCTATATAAATAATTTGTTTAAAGTTAATAGATAATATTTGTTTTCTGAGATTTGAAAGGTTAGTCAAACCTTTTTTACTAATATTAATTAGTAAGCAATCAGGTGAAGTAATAAATTTTTGTAATTTTACATTATTATAATCGACAAGGTAACATTCAATTAAATTAAAATTACAGTCATCGTAAATTGATTCAGAATTAGTTATACATACTGAATCAATAAATTTATTAATATTTTTAGAACAATAATATCCCATTTCTCCACCCATTCCAAGATAATATTCAGTATTAGAAAGCCAATTATTAACTGTTTTATGAATTAATTCTCCTTGTTGTTTATGACTTTGAACAAAAGAATTAATACCATAAAACCATTCAGAATCACAAAAAAAGTCTAATAATTTTATTGTTTTTGTAAAATATTCAATATTATTTTTATAAGAAATACCGAAAACAGTAATATTTTTTATTTGTTGGATGTCATTATAAATTATGAATAGTAGGTGTATGATTTCACTAGTTAGAATAATTTTATCATTAAGAATAATATTAACGCCAAATTGATTAGTATTAAATGTTTTTTGTAATATCATATATCTTAATATATTTTTTTTATTAAGATCATTAAAATCATTAAGATTTGTTAGTATTATATTAGCCAATGATACAATATCTGGGTCTGAAATATCATCATAATAACGTTTAATAAGCTCATTTTTATCAAAAAAGTTAATAGCTGTTTTAATCCTAAGACTATTCATCTTATTAATTAAACTTATATTAATAGTGCATAGACTAATTAAATTTCAAATATTTCGAAAAAATATTGAAAATTTAATTGTAATAGTAGCTAATATCCATTATAGTAGTGTTAAAATGAATCCTGAATTCATACCACTTGGAGAATCATGTGCAATAGCATATCAATTACATAAACATGGAAAAAGAAAACAGGCATATCCATTTGATTGGATAAGAACTGGTAAATTAAAGAATATAACTAATTTAATTAATGAAAATTTCATGTGTTTTACAAGTTTTGTAAAATGTTCAGATAAGGGAAAGAATAATTTTCCAAAAGTAGACGGAGATAATTTTAATAAGGATGGAAAACCATGTGTTTTAGTCAAAAATAAATTCAATATGAGATTTCCTCATGATTTTGATGAAACAAATTTTAAGGAACAAGGTATATTAGTTAGACAAAAATATTTTAGAAGAATAGATAAATTTAAAGATATTATTAATAGTGAAAAGAAAGTAATCTTTATTAGGGAAGAATCAATTTTAAAACCATGGATAAAATACCAGGTAAATAATTTTATCAAACAGATTGAGAAAAAAAATAATAATTTAGATTTTAAATTTGTATTAGTTTTACATAATCCAGAAAAGAAAGAATTAGAATTTAAAGACGTTCATGAAAAGGTTATTATATTTGAAAACAATGAACCATTTGAAGGATGGGAGAGAGATAATTTTAATTGGGAACAAGTATTTAATTATTTTATTTGAATAGTAATATTTAATTAAGTATATATTAATTTACTTTTTTTAAATTGTACTTTTCCACCAACAGCCCATTTTTCTCCTTCAATAAGTTCACCTCTATGATATAGATTAATATCAAATAGTACAGCTCTTCCTTTTTTTGGTTCTAATGCTATTTCATTTTCTTTATTAGTTTTAGGATAGTTAGGATAAAAAATAGTTCTACCTTTTTTATAATCATCATTAAGATAAACAAGTATCGTAAATAAGCTAGTTTTATCTGGCATATTATTAAATTTATCTTTATGAATAGGCATTTCACCATTAAGATAATAAACAGTAGTTAATTTATTACTTATTCCACAAGGTTCAAATATTTTTCTAGCTTTTGTATGTCTAAAATTTCTGATTGAGTTAAATCTTTTATCTTGTAATCTAGAATTTAATTTATTCCATAATCTATCTGATAAAGTACGATCACTATGAAAACTATTATAACGTGTTGTCCTTTGTTTATCAACAACTTTTATGTTTCTGTTTTTATGAGGGTCTTTATCATGCTTTTCTTTGACAAAACCTATTATTTCATCACATTCTTCATTTGATAAAAAGTTTTCAAGTACATATATACCAAATTTTTCCATTTTATATATATGATTAATAAATAAATAATTTGTTTAAAATTTATTGTGTTTGTTATGTATATTGTGATATTTTTCTGATAGCATTATCAGATACACCATATACATAACAAACATAATAAACTAATATCTTTGGATAACTATAAATAAATAAAGTAATTATATCTTAAGCGATAATATCTTAAGCGATAATATCTTAAGCGATAATATCTTAAGCGACGATGACAGGACTTGCACCTGCACGCAATTCTCATTGCACAAGTTTAGCAAACTTGCCCGTCTTCTAATTTCGGCACATCGTCAATACTATATTGTATGTATATCTTTAAGTACTTTTAATAAATAATTATTTATAAGCTTCTCTAACGAGTTTAGTCATTTCTTTAGAAGCAAATTGTTGTCTAATAGGATCTAAAATAAAGTTAAGAGCATCAATAATACCAGATTTTAGATCACCTGGGTGTAATTTTTCTGCTTTAAAATCATCATTTACTTTATTAAAATCAGAATAAACAATTGATCCACCAAATTCTTCTTTTCTATTAATAACAAACTGTTTATCTAAATGTTGTAAAACAGGAAATAATATTTTTTCTAATAAAACTAGAGGCGTATTATCATCAACATCTCCAGGAAAACAATAAGCTCTATTAATTTTCTTTTTAACTTGTCCTTTACCATCAAGTAGATCAATTTTAGAATCTTTATTTGATGCACTCATTTTTTCTAATTGAATATTTTCAGTATTATTATTAATAAATTTTTCAGATTGATTTAATAGATCGTACAGTTCATCAACATTATTTGCTTTATTTATAATATTTTGAACTGAACCTTTTAATTTATCAAAATCAACTTCTGGAGTTATAGTATTTTCTTCTTTCTTTTTTATTCTTAAACCTGGAACCATTTCATTCATTAAATGAATCCTTTTTTTGTATTTTAGTTTTGGTAACTTTTCATTTGCAAAAGTATAGATTTTACGTTGGTCAATCCCGCCAATAGTTGCATCAACATCCAAATACTGTACATCCAGAGCTTGTAAACCAGGATATAACAATCCAGTCATTGGAGGATTGTCAGATTGTTTAACTACTTCAGCACCAGCATGTTTAGCTTGGTTGACAGTAGTATTAGCATTCAATTTATAAACATCCATTGTATATTCTGGAATTAGTTGGAAATCAGTTCCCTTAATGAATTTTAATTTGGATATATCTATATTTAGAGTTGTTAGAACTGCTTTAATCATAGTTTCATAATATTGTGCCCTTAAAGCTAATTGTTTTAGAGTTGATTTCATATTATCCAAAAATGCATGTAAATCTGCAATAAGTATAGTTACTTCACAACCAGCTTTGAGAAAATCTGCAATTTTGAGTAGTGGTACAAAATATCCTAGATGGATCGTACCAGTTGGAGCAGTACCCCAATAAATCTTCATAGGTCGTTTTTCTAATATCCCTTTAATATGATCAGGAGATCCGATGACTTCTTGTAAACATCTAGTAATAAGATTATATTTTTCATCAACTGATTGAGTCATGATAGATAATATTGAAAGGAAAATATTATATAATTAAATGTTATAATATCAATTTTTTAAAAAATTGATATTATAAATAAATATAATAATAATTCATTTATTGATATAATAACTTAAATTATAATTATGAGCGAATTTTATGTATCCGATGAAGAGACTGATTATGAGATTAGAACACTTGATTATGGGGACTATCGTAAAGGATTTTTACAATTATTAGAACAATTGACAATTGTTGATACTAAACTTATTGGTGAGTTGGATTTTGTCAACCGAGTTCAGGATTTAAAGGATGCTCATGGTCATCTTGTATATGTGATGATTGATAATAATATAGATAAAATTGTTGCTACTGGTACTATTTTTATTGAAAAGAAATTTATTCATAAAATGGGATATGTTGGTCATATTGAGGATGTTGTTGTGGATCAAAATTACCGTAATAAAGGTTTAGGAAAAGAAATTATTAATACTTTAGTTGAATTTGCTAGAAGTATTGAATGTTATAAAGTTATTTTAGATTGTTCTAAAGAAAATGTTGGATTTTATGAAAATTGTGATTTTGAAAAAAAAGGTATTGAAATGGCTAAATACTTTTAATTTATTTATTATAAAAAAATTATCTTTCATATAAATATTTATGAATATTAGTACTAAATATATGAAAATTATTATCAAAATCATATAGTACTTTAGTGTATTTATATCTTTAATTACAAATATAAATTGATCTTCAAGTAATTTATATTTACTTTTAAATTTTTTAACATTTTTTTTGTAAAGTTTTCTGTTAATGGTTTAAATCCATTTATTTTTGGAGTTAATGCAATTATTGAACTATCAATTTTATTTATATAATATACAGTTGTCATTGAAAGTTATATAATACAGTTGTTATTCAAATGTTAATAATATTAAATATTATATTTTCAATTTTAATGGTAATTATCGTATCTTGATGTTCTTAAATCATCATATCTACTACCACAACCATATTGATTAACCTTACATATAGCTTCATCTGGTATTTTATATAACCAATTTGCAAATTCTGTTTGATTATTAGGAATAGTTGTATTAGGAACAGTATAGAATTGTCTTTGAGAGTTTTTTCTTTCCCAAAGATCATCAATATCTCTAAAAAGTTCATGATTAAAATTAACAGCCATACTATCATTAATATGTTCATCATCAATGTTACATGCAACAGGTGGATTTTCTGTATTATAGTCAACAATTGAAGGATTCATAAAAGGATTATCTTTATTGGGTTTTCTGCATGTATTTCTTTTATATTCTTTTATTTCATCAACTGTAAAAAGTGATTCTTCTGGTTTTGATTGATATTTAGGTGGATCTGTTTTTTCACCAGCAATTATATTACCGTCGGAGTCTCTATATCCTGCTTCTAGTATATAATTTTGAGTATATTCGTCTTTTGTATCTAATTCTGTTTTATATTTATTATCTGCATCGTGTTTAAATTGTTTCATAGTTTCTATTTTTGTATCATCCCTTTCATTTTTCCTAATAGTTAAAATTTTATTTAATTCTTTTTTCTTCCATTTATCATCATTTTTATTAACATTGTAAAAGATAACAACAAAAACAATTAATGTAATTGGTAGATATAACCATTTTGGATCAAAACTAAACATTAATATTAGCAAAATAAGATATATACAAAATCTAGTTATTGAATTTAGTTGTTCTAATCTTGTAGATTTATATTTTGGAAAGAATTTTAAATAATTACCATCTTTATATAATTCACTCAAATCATCTAACCAAAATTCTTCTTCCCTAAAGCTGAGTTCAGATTTATCTGACATTTATTATACTTATAATTTAAATTGATAAAATAATTTTCATGTTATCAATTTAATGTTATACTCTAGTTATTTTTTTCATTATTTGTTCTTTCACCTTGTTCTTTCATTTGTTGAAGTTTTCTTAATTGTTGTATTCTCATCATTTGTTGCATTTGCATCATATTATTTAAATTTGTTAGTTCTTGTATTTTCTTTAATTTTTCTTGTTTGTCTAAAATTGGATTATTTTGTAGTCCTCCTGTAAAGCCTTGATCGCTGGTTGTATCATTCGGATTAGTTTGACCATGTTGTTGTTGTCCTTGTTGTTGTCCTTGTTGTTGTCCTTGTTGTTGTCCTTGTTGTGTATCTGATTGTGGTTGTTGTTGATTAATGATTCTAAGATGATATTCATATTCCCATTTCATTTCATTATAATCGGAGTTAATATTATAATTTTTACTAAGTTTAACACCATTTTGTGCAAGATTATTAAGATTTTGCAACATTTCAGTTTTCATTAATTCTTTTTGTTTATTTTCAGATTCATAAAGTAAAATTTCTCTTTTTTTAGCTTCAATTTTATTTTTAAGATCTTGCAGGGTATTAATAAATACATTTTTATCACCTCCTAATATGTAAGCAATTTCTTGATTATTAAAATAGTAAGAAAATTTAGGAGTACCTTGTATATCATTAGTGAAAGTTACATTTTTATCTTCAAATTTACTGATATCAACATATAAGAAGTAGCAATCTGAATTATCTCTAGATGATTGAACAAAAGTTGGTTTAATTAACTTACATGGAGAACAAGTTTTTGATGAAAACATAATTATAATTAAAGATTCTGTATGTTCATTAAGAATCTCAGTAACATCAGAAGCACTTAATACTTGAAATAGGTTATTTGTCATAATATTAAATATATATACGAGTTTTATTTATATTTACTAACGCAGTTTTTAAATATTTTATGATATTTAAAAATTATTATTAATAATTTTATTTGGTATTTGGTCCTTTTGGATTATTTTGAAGATTTTGTAACATTTTATTTATATTATTCATATCCATATTAGATGAATCAACACCCATATTTTGTAGCATATCTGAATAACCTTGCATCATTTGTTGAGGATCAGGTTGAGAATTTTGTGTATTATCATTATTTTGTGTAGGTTGTTGTGATTGTTGGGGCATCATATTCATCATTTTAGTCATCATAGAAAATGGATTAACACCACCACCAAACGCATCACTATTTTGTCCTAATTTTTGTGTTGAGTCCCAGAGTTTATTAAGATCAACATTTCCAGATTCCATTTGAGGTTTCATTTTATCAGCAACAGTTTCAGCAATCTTAATGATATTTTTGAATGGGTCACCATTAGCCATATCATCACTTTTTAATTCTTCTGTAATATTAGTTAACATATCAGAAATAAGATTACTTGTATTATCATCAACATTTGGTCCTAGTAGATTTTTAATATTATTAGTTGCATCATTAATATCATCTTTAGTCATATTTTTAAATTGATCTCTTAATTCTCCAATATTCAACATACTACCCATACTACCCATATTCATCATACCTGCCATTGAACTGATACCGGGTATGGTTGATTCAGTTCCAGGTAATGTATCTGGACCGGAGAACATTTCATCAATACTGTAATTTGTATCATTACCACCAACACCAACATATGGGTCAAAATCTAATTTATTTTCTTCATTTTTTATTGTAGAAAGTGTAGTTTCTTGAGTTGTTTGAGTTGTTTGAGTTGTTTGAGGGCTAATTTCTTTAGATTTATTTTTATCAGATTTGTCAACTAAAATAAGTTCACTTATAACAAATAACATATGAAGGTATGTCCATATTTTTTCTTTTTGTCCTTTAGTAAAGTGAGTCCATAATTGACTAAGATCAATACCTGGGAATAAATTAATAGGATTATTAAAGATAGTTTCATCTCTTGATTTAATTTTGAGAGAAAGATCTCTAGTGATATTATAATATCTAAACATTAATTTTCTATGATCAAGATTATCATAGATATTTAAGAATTTTTCTACTCCATTAGTTTTTTTATAACGGTTTAGAGTAGAAAGGAATTCTTTAAGAGTAGTAATAAATCGTTTATAAAATTCTTCCATGATTATAAACTATTATAATAATTATATTTTTAAATATGTACGAGCCAAAAATTAAAAAATTGATTTATAGATTGTATTAATAAATATTTAGTAAAAGAAAATAATAATGTCTTACTATATTAATTATTTAAAATTAATTGGTGTTAGAGGTATAATATCTCCAACAGATCAAATAGATAAGGATGATGGTAATAATATTCAATTACAACAGGTAGTTGTAAATGTAGATAAAGATTTTAATATAAAGAAAACAGTAGAAAAATCGGATAAGATTTTTTATAGACAAAATTTTATAAGGATATTATTAAATATTCTTTATTGTACTTTTATAGTTGTTTCAATATCATGGGTGGTAGTTTATGCAACAATTCAGGCTTTTATTTATAAAGAAGCCAGATACATGACAACAAGTGTGTTTAATTTTTTGTTCATAGTTCAGTATTTTGTAGGATTATTTTACTATCAAAGTGATCATTTTATAAAGACAATGAAAAGAATAAAAAAATATGGATGGTATATAAAGTTATTTTTAAGATTAAGTATATTATTAAGTATAATACTAACAATAGTATCAATAATACTTTTATGGATGAATTATAATATTATAATTTATAAAGAGATATGGGATAATTTTAATACGATAGGAAAGATAGTATTAACAATAATACTTTTTATATCTAAATTTTACAGTTATGGTGTATTTTTTATAAATCTAACAATATTTTCGTCAACATTTATAATTCATAGTATTGAAATAAAAAGTTATACTGAAAGATTAGAGAGCTATGTTGATAACAATGAGGATAGTTTAACAATCGAATCAATAACAAAGGATTATTCAGAATTAAAAACCCAACATACACAATCTGTTGTAAAATTAAATAATATATTTTCATCAGTTACTATATTTGGAATAATAGGATCATATTTTATAACAATTAATTTTGATACTAATTTTATTAGTCCATTGCATTTTGTCGATGCTTGTTGTTTTTTAATAACAGAAATAGTATATATATATTCAATAAGTAGGGTAAAATTAAATGTATCAGATATTCAATCAATAATAAATTCACCAAAGTTTGTAAGTAGATATCTATCAAGAGTGCACTTGGAAGAATTTACAGGAGAATTAACATCATCAAGTATAACAGATTCTGGTTCAATAATAGAAGAACATAAAATACTAAAAACAATAAAGAAGTCAAAAAAATTAGAAAAAGATAAAAATCTAAATCATAAAATAAATTTTATAAAAGATATATCATTAAGATCATTAATAAAAGGTCATGAAAATGCAGAAGGTATTGATTGGATAATATTAAATTTTAAACTTGGTGGAAATTGGGAGAACTTTAAATTACTTGGGTTTGATATTGACGACGATACATTAATAAAAAAAACATTTGCAGTTGTAATTGGATTAATAATGTTATTAAATTTAAATAATATTTTTGGTTAAGTTTATATATTATTGTCGTCTAAATAATATATATAAAAATATAGTTAATAACTAATAACTATTATGAGTGAATATGATTGTATAAATAATTTTAACAGTATTTTAAAGGATTTTGCACAGAATATGGCATATATATGTCCAGATACTATAATTGGGCAGAATATAGGTTATATAAATAAAACATTAGATAATTTAAAAGAAAAGGAAAAATTTATAGATCTGTTTTGTGCAAAAATTTTAATTTTTAAACCTGTACTTGATAATGATGATAATCCAAAAGAAAGAGAACAATTTTTTTATAAAAGATCTTATGATGATGATTTAAAAGGAACAGATGCTGAAGGATTTGATAGAATTTTTATTTTTAAGGATATATGGAAAAATTTAAAACAAGAAAATAAAGACATGGTAATATTGTATATGAAAGCTTTAGCAGAAATAGCACAACAATATTATTGTATTACTCAGAATATTTAAATAAAATTATTTACTTATAAATAATTTTATTATCTTCTATTATTATTCATCATTTGTTGTTGCATAATATATTGTTGTTGTTTTAATCTTTCAACATTTCTATCTTCTTGATTCATATTTTTATTATTATCTGATTGTTCTTGATCATTATAAACAGATTGTAATTGTTGATATTTCATTTGATTTTTATAAGTACCGTCTTGTGTAGTTCTATCATTTTCTAATTTTTTAATAAGACTATCCTGTTCACCTTTTTTTATTTTTTTTGTTTCTGGTGCTGTGAAAATAACATTTTGATCTTCTTCACCTAAACCAAAATAACTATGTGGTAATGCTTTATCAATTTTAGTATAAGCAAAACTATCTGAAATACCTCCCATTTCTTGATCAACATATCCTAATAATTTTTTATCTTGATTCATAAATTTTGATAAATTATTTTGTTGTACTTGTGTATTTTCCATATTTTTTTGTCTTAAAAATTTAATTTGTTGAACCCATTCAAATGCTTCTTGAGCAACAAGTGGTTTACTTACTGTAGAAACAATCATTGTAGGAACAACTGTAATTGCAATAGGTATTTCATTTAATCTATCATCAACACAAAATAATTTAAAATATGATAATAAATTTTCATTTTGCAATAATCTTAATAGATTATTACTTGTAGTACATTCTCTACTGTAAAATAATATATTAACACCTGAGTTCATAAGTATTATTATATAATAGTGTCAAAAATAAATTTTTTATATAACGCATTTAATGATTAAAATGATTTAATTAGGAAAAATTGATATAAATAATATATAAACAAAAAATAATTATACTTTATATATATCTATTATGGCTAACAAAGGTATAAAAATAACCGAACTTAGTAAACAAGAATCATCTGGTCTAAAAAATAGTCAACTAGTATTAGAAATTTCTGGAGATTCAGTAAATTTTGCGATTGTTAATACAATTCGTAGATTAGTAATGGACTATATTCCAAGTTATTCTTTTTGTAACGATTCAATTGAAATAGCAGAGAACAATTCAGTATTTAATAATGATGAAATGAAACTAAGATTATCACAAATGACAATTCCAAATATTAGTAATAAAATTAATCATCTCGAAAAAAAATACTGGAAAGGTGTAGATTATTCTGATAAAAATAGAGAAAAACATTCAGATGATAACGAATTAATAGAAATGTATGTTAATATCAATAATGATTCTGATAATGTATTTAATATTACAACTAATCATGTTAGATTTTATAAAAGTGGTGAAGAAATGAAAAATATGTTTAGTAAAGAGTATCCATTATTACTAATTCAATTAAGACAAGGTGAACATTTTTCATGTAGATGTGTTGCTGTATTAGGAATTGGAAAATCTAATAATATATGGGCTGGTGCTGGTAATTGTTATTATGAAGAATTAGATTCAAATAAATATAAATTTACAATAGAATCGTCAGGACAAATGGATGAATATGAGTTATTAGTTAAAGCATGTGATATTTATAAAGAAAAATTAAGTTTTATTAAAGAAACTTTTAAAGAATTGTATAAAACTTCAGAAGTAAAAGATCATAAATCTATTAAAATTAAATTAGAAGATGAAGATCACACTGTTGGTAATTTAATTAATTATTATCTTCAAAATGATAAAGACGTATTATTTTCAGGTATTTCAAAACCTGATCTTTTAATTGAAGAAGTACAAATTAATATAAAAACTATTAAATTAGATCCTTTAAAGAATTTTTTAAATAGTATTGATAGTTGTATTAGTACATTTGATTTGATACAAAAAAAATTTAATAAGATTGGGAAAAAATATATTAAAATTTAATCTTTTTATTTATTTATAATTTTTAAAAAAATTATCAATAAAATTTAATAAGTAATAAGTTAATAAACTTAATTATCTTCTTTTTTGTTAGTTTTTATATTATTTCCAAACATTAAAGTAGATTGGGTTTTTGTGTTAATACACATTCTATTTAAAAATGTCATATTGGGATCATTCATTAAAATAATTCTTTCAAAAAATAATTGTCTTAGTTCTAGAGGGGGTAAATTTTTTAGATAATGATAAACATCGTGTACATTTATAGATCTTGCTAAATTCTTTTCCAAAATAGTATCATCTTCATCTGATTCAATATTAGTATCTACATTAATATCTACATTAGTATCAACATTAATATCAACATTAGTATCAACATTAGTATCAACATTAGTATCTACATTAGTATTTTTATTAAAGTCTTGTTTACGATGTTGTATATATAAACCATGTAGTCCATATAGTATTTTTCTATATTGATCTGGAAGATTTGTATAAATTTGAGTATTTTTCTTTTGTCTTGTAGAATGATAGAGATCTAAAACTTCTTTTGCTAAATTTCTGACAGAAATATGTATTCTTTTTATTATATCATTATTATATTTTGTAAAAAATGGTAAAAATTCAGATAATTTATCTTTTTGATATAATTCTATATAACTTTGATGAATATTACTATTATTTGGCTTAATTTTCATAATTTTCTGATAAATAGGGGTTTGTATTTTTAAAATTTTAAATGGTGAATTATATAATTCTCCATCATATACTCTAAGTACATATCCTTCTGTTGAAATTTTATGTGTATGTAAATCATTATTATTAATATTTTCGATTGATGTATACAGATCATCTAAATTTTCAAATTTTATTTTTTCAACTGTATTAACATTAATATGTTCATTTTGTATTTCATTTAAGGTATATTTTTCAGTAGTTAATGTATGATATAATTCTTTATAATTTCTACCCAAATAATTATAGTTAACAATATTTCTATTTTTATGATGGACTAATATGAAATGATAACAATAATTTTTATTTAAATCATCAAAATTAAATTTATTATTACGAGCTTCTTCAAACATATCCCAATATGATTTATTTCTTACCCAAGTTGAATCTTTAGAATTCAAACATCTTCGTGTTGATACTATCCATTCATTACCATTATAGAATACGAGTAACATAGTTCCTTCAAAACACTTTTGAATTACAATATTATCCCACTTTTTATCATTAATATAATCAACAGCTTCTAGATTGTAAATAATTTTATTATATTGTGTTCCAATTGGTTTAAGAGTAGATTTTTCAAGAATTAAACTTTTACAATATTGTTCAACCTCGTATTCGAAACAATCTTTATTTGGATTTTCATTTGTAATATCATTATATAATACTGCCAAGTCATCATTTTCTTTAATTTGTAAATAGTATACAGGATTATTATTCTCATCTTTTTTTAACAATTCTTTTTTTAGATCCTCAAAGTTAATTGGTAAATCTTTCTTTTCTGAAAGTTGGTTAATAAGTTTAAAAATAGGAGATTCTTCAAAGTTGTTCATAGTATTCGGTATTAATTAAGTTAATAATATATTATAAATCTTTAAGTAAATTTTAAAAGAATATAAATTATCTTATAAAACAGTTTGAAAAAATAAATAAATAATCTTACCATATAATATATTCTGAACTTTGTGATGTATATTAATAAACTTGATGAGATTGTAGATAATATAATAGATAAATTCTTTAATGATTATGTTATTAATAAAAAAACATTTAGTAATATTTTAAAAGAACCAAATTTTGTTAAATACCAGATACAAATTAATAAAATTTTAACAGATTACATAAGTTCTATTAATATAAAAGAACTAGATACATTAATTAAAAACAATGAAAATGTTAATACTGTTATACAAATAATGAAAAAATACATAGCATATTATGTTTTTTTAACTATTGGTATACATTATCAAAATAAAAACGAGACATTTATAAATAATGTGATTGAATTTTCAAAAAATAAGAGTAGTTTTAATTTTAAAATTAATAATTTTTTTAATAGTGAAAGTAATGGAAACATAGTAAATTTTTATTATTTAATTAAAAATATTATAACTATTATTGATTCAGAAAAATCATCATTAGAAAAATTTATAAATGAAAAAAAATTTAAAGATGCAATTGATTTTTTAAATCAATTTGGTAATGATTTTGTTACTGATAATTTTAAATTAAAAAATCTTAATAAAAATAAATTTACACAAGGGCATAATATTATAAAAACTATTATAATTAATGAACTTTATACAAAAATCGATAAAGATGAAATTAAGACAATTCTTTTAGCATCTGAAAAAGAAACAGCTGAATACACATTTATAGATATTGTTGTTCCTAGGGAAGAATACATTGATTTTAATGCAATAGAAAATGTATTATCTGAAGAAGATATTCAAAACGGACTATCTAATGAAATTTATGAAATTTTAACTAAAGTAGAAGATATGGATAAAATAAAAATTGTTACACATGATGATAAAATATTAAATTTAATTAATAATAATATTTTAGTACCAGTTGTTGACGATTTTTTATTATATCATAAAGATTCTGAAAAATATGACAAAACACCATATGATCCAACCAAAGCAAAAAAAAGAAAAGAGGATACAAGAATAAAATATATTACAAATAAAATTGATATTGTATCAGATATGTATTCAAAGAATGTAAAAGCAAACTCAGATACCATGAAAAAAATAGAAAAAATGTTTTATCTACCATTATCTGATAGAAAAGCAATATTAATAAATAATAATGAAGAAATTGATGTTATTAACAAATTAAAAAATCAAGGATTAAGGAGTATTCAAAATAACGAGTATTATAATGATCTTATGAGTTTTAGGAATTATCCATATATAAACTTCAAAGACTTTAAAAATAATGGGTTTTCTATAAAAACAAATAAAACTGTTGATGTTGTAAGGTATGTTACTTTTGAAAAAATAAATAGAAGTTTAGGTGCAAAAAATATCCAACTTAGGATAGGTAGTGAAGATCAAATTTTAAATATTGTTGGGTTTATCTTATTAAATAAAGGCGATGATTTACATTGTTTACTCAATAATAAGATTTCTGATATTAGAGTTAATAATAATAAAGTAATTAAAAATACTGACAATGGTTATAAAAATATGCTAAATAATATAAAAAATCTTTTAATAAAAAAAAAGAATAATAAAGAATCAGTTTTATGGTTACTTGATTTAGAAAAAGATAAAATTATGTTAGAAAGTTATGAACAGTTATCAAAAATGAATAAACATAAACAAATGAAGATTATTGTATCAAAATTATATGATGATCTATTAGAATTAATTTTCGGAGAACTATATAACATAGTAGATAAAAATAAAGAAATATCTTTCTATAATTTTAACAGAATAATTGAAAATGTTAATAAAAAGATTTTTGAAATTCCAAAAGATTCACTTTTATTTAATAAACTAAAACAATATGTAGTTTATGAAAAGCATATTAAAGTAAAAGATAGATATGATGAAAAAGAAGATATTTTCTCTGGTTTACAAGGTAATGATATAATTAAATTACCATCATTTAAAAATGATAAATATAACACACAAATGATTTTAAGTAAAGAAAAAATTTTAGAAAAAAAAGAAAAAGAAAGTACAATATCTGAAGTTGAAAAATCCGGTGCAATATGTCAACATTTCTTAACATGGGATAATATAACAGCAATTAGAAAAAAGAATCCAAACAAGTTCAATGGTTTATTATTCGAGTTTATAAGTCAATATATAATAGAAAATAAAGAAGGTGATTATGTTTGTAAGAGTTGTAGTAATCAAGTAAATATAAAGAATTATGTTACTGATGGTAGTCATGACAGCGAAGGTAGATTTATTACATTTTCGATGCCAATAGAAATGCCAATAGAAGATCTACCAGAATATCAAAAATATAAAACTGTAATTAGAAATGTTGATAAATTAATAGAGAGAATTTCATCAGTAGTAAATATACCTTACTTTGTAGGTTCTGGTATTCAAACAAAAAATAGAAGAAGAACCATTAATAAAAATATTATTGATCTATTACTATTACATAATAAGAATATGAATAAAAATTATAAAAATAGAAAAGAAAATATAAATAATAAATACGGAATTGGTAAAGACTTAACAAGTTTATTTGTGTTCCCTCTTGAAAATAGTATATTTATTTATTCAAGTAAAGATAAAGATTTTTATAAACCAATAAAGAAAAACAATGTTTTAATATATACACTTTTAATGATAATGTTAGAACTAAATAATACACAAATATTATATTTAACTGGAGATCGTATTTGTAATTATTACTTATTTGAAAAATATGGATATTCACTTTTTGAAAATCTGAAGATAATTAAAAATGATAATGGCGATGTAGAAAATATTAAGGATTATAAAACTTTATGTTATATTTTATATTTTATATCATGTATGATAACAAAAAACAATATCTGGAATACCGAAGAAGAAAGTGAAAAGAAAAAGAAATTTGATCCAATTATTCAAAAAGTAATTATTCATACATTTATAGATTTTTTAAATAGTGTATTAGAAATTTATACTAATAAAAAGAGACATTATATTTATGAAATCATATCTGTTAGATTTTTTGATAAATTAAATACAACATTTAATAATGATGATATTATGAAGAAAATAATAAATATTGAAAAGAAGAGAATTGTCACTGTTGGTAGTAAAAAGAAATATTTGGTTACAAAAATAAAACCTATTAAAATTGCTAATAAATTTGAAATAGGTGAATATAATGGTATTAAAGAATATCCTAAATGTATTGTTTCAAGATATCAAATAAAATTAAATGAAGATAGTAAAATAAAATATTATAATATTAACAATATAACAAATTGTCCAGATGGTAGATTTCATATATGGAAACCAGTTAATAAAAATTTTGTATGTGAATTATGTGGTTTAAATTTGACTAATATTAAATTTAGTTTGACAGAATCAGAAAAAATATTAGAAAAATATAAGTATTTGAGATTAAAAGTACAAACAAAATCTAATTGTAATAGTAGTAGTTTTGATAGATTTTTACGAGAAAATAAAATTAATTGTGAAATTTGTAAAAAATGTAAGGAGTCTCCAATAGAAGATTTAACTAATAAAGAATTAGACCAATTAGAAACGAATTATATCAAAATGGAAAAATATTCATTTGATAAACAACAGAAAAGAATTAAAAAAATAAATGAAAAAATAGAAAAAAGAGATAAAAAAGTAAAAGAAAATGTAAAAATAATCAAGTCTCAATATAGTGAAACAAAAGTATCAAAAGATGATTATTTTGGTTTTATAAAAGATTTCCTAGAAACTATAGAAGATGTTATAGGAAAAGGTGTTAATATTAATAATAATAATATTTATTTAAAACATAATCTTTATGTTATAGATCATGATCATAATGGAAATCCTTTAAACAAACCTATTTATTTATCTGATGAAGAACAGAAAATAAATTTTAAGCGAAATCATAGTTTCTTTAAAACTGATGTATTTTATTATACAAATTATAAAGTTGGAAAAATAGATGTATTTTATGATGCAACTAGTTTATTATTATTAGGTTATAAAGAACGGAATAGAGATTTTGAAACAGCTAAAAATAAAAATATTCATCTTAAAATAAATTATTCAATAGGTAATAAATTAAGAATGTTAGGATATGCTTCTAAAAATATACAAATAGATAAAAAAGTCAGAAAACTTAAAGAGGTATATAAAAATATAAAAGACGAAGATGTAATTAAGAATATAGTATCTGAAATTAGTAGAGATCGTAATAATAAATTAAAGAAAGTTATATCAGATATAATAAGATTTATATATAAAATTAAGTATAATTATGATGAAGAGTTTGACGAAGAAGATATAGATCAAATATTAATAAATAAATATAAAAATAAATTATCTAAGATGGATATTAAAGATAATAAAGGTAAAAAAATATATGGAAAATGGAAATCAATTAAATATGGTGTATTTTTACAAGATTTAAGTGATAAAGATATTAATATTGATGTCAATGAAAAATATTTAAATTTTAAAGATATTAGTGATTATAATTATCATGGTAATTTAATTCTATTTTATATTGTTGACGAAATGAATAGATTAATAGAAATTAATAAAAATAAATTTATAAAAGTGAATTTATCATATTTCTTAATCGATATTATAAATCGTACACATGATTTATTTAATACAGATTATCAAAAGATTAATGTTGATATTAAAAGATTTAAATATACTATTAATCTAAAATCATCTATTTACACAGTTGAAGAAATGTCATTTGATGATACTAATAAAGATGTTTCTGGTGAAACAGAAGGATTTTATGGAGAATATGTTGATATTGATGATAGTGTTGATAAAGAGGATCTAGAAAAAATGGAAGAAGCAACAGAGGAGTTTAATGCAATTGATATGGATCAAGAAATGGATTATGAAATTGATTATAGTCAAGGAGTTGCTTTGGAACGTCCATAATCATATAGATAATTCTTTTTTTTAATATAAAAAATAGAATTATTTTGTAAATTTAAAATATTAGTTAATAATATAATAATTATGGATCCTATAAATTTAGTTCTTTTCGGTATAATTGGATATGTTTTATATATTTTTGCTACTAGTAATAATTCAAAGATACCAAAAATTGAACCAAAACAAACAAAATCTCCTAAAAAGAAAGAACATTTTAATTCAACATTTTATAAAAATAGAAAAAAATATATTCATGATAATAATTCTTATGTTGATGATATTTTAGATGATGTAGTAAGTTGGGATGAATCTTATGATTATGGTGCAATTACTATTGAAAAAATAAATCCAAACTTTGTTAGTATACAATGGCATAATGACTATCGTGATGTACAAACAGCATTAAATAATCTTGTTCCTGATAAAAAACAATTATTTAATATTGCAAATATTCCATTAAATTATTCAGAACCAGAATCATCAGAAGTTAAGAATCTTGTTAAAGATTTTGTTAATGTATTAAACCATAATTTAGTTTCTGAAGTTCCATCTCATAGAAATCCAAATTCTGGTTGGGATGAAGCTATCCCAGATCCTTCCGTAAAATCTGGATGGGATAAAATTCAAGAATCTTTAGGATTACCAGTTTCTTTATATGAAGATCCTGCCGGTAAAGCAAAAATAAGAATAATTTCTATTAATTTGGTTCAAAAATATGAAACTGATGATGAAATTAAATATTCAATAGAAATGGTTCTCCAAAAAGCTAATGTTGATGATCAAATATTATTAAAATGTGATTTTGTACAAGATAAAAGACCATTAAATGATGAAAATAATTTCTTTAAAGATTCTAATGTAGAAATGAAAATCGTGATTGAGAATGTTTTTATTATGGGATTCTTTAGTAAAGAAGGTAATAATGATACTGCAATGTTTGACAATGATGAAGAAAAATTCTATGATTACAATAAAATGGAATATAATGATATGACTGATCCTAAATATGTACAAAAAATACTTATGGAAAAATATAAACAAAGAAGTGAAGAAATGGAACAAAGAAATGCAATGTTAGACGAAGAAGGTCAAAATTTCCATAAAGACTTACCACATGTATATGATTATTCCAATATCAAAGGTACACAAACTATCTTTGATGATATGAATTATCATAAGACTTTTACTTAAATCTTTTAATTAATAGATACAATATATTCAATTGATTTATTAAGTTTTAATTAAATATAATTTTTATCAAATATCAATATATATATATAATGATATTTGATCCAGAAACTCCAATATATAATGCAATAATTTGTTACATCTTAGTTATATGTTTAATATTAATAATTCGTCCTAAATTTATGTTTTGTGATAAAACAAAAAAATTTAAATCATTTGGTTATGGAGAGAATAAAACAATATTTTCATTTCCATTTGTAACTATATCTAGTGGTATTATACTTTATATGTTATTTGTTGGAATCAATATTTTAGATAAATTTTTAAAAAAAGATTAATAATTTCTATCCCAAAATAACATACTATTTTTAGTAAATTCAAATTTATCTTTTATTTTATAAATATTAAGTATTATTGAAATATTAATTTTTGATTTAATTTTATTTTCAAAAATATTTTTCTCCCCAAAATCAGATTCAATTCTTATCTCAATATTATTAATATTTTTTTTTTCATCGTATTTAAAATCAATACAAATTATTCTATTAGTTGACATATTAGAAATAAATATACCATTTTCATAATTTGATAAAATATTATGACATAATTGGTATGGAAATCCATAAGATGATTGAGTACATAACATAGTTAAAATAATAATTAAATCATTTGTATTATTATTATATTTAACTTTATTATTTTTTAATGGAGATAATAAAGATTTTAATATTTTAATATTTTTTACAAACTTATCATTAATTAAAATTTTAG